TTGGCTAATACACAAATTTTATTGTTTCAGGCTGATCAACTTAATGCGTCTTTACAATCAATGATAGATGATTTTAACAATCAAGTTACTATAACTTCAGTGGAGCTTGTTTCAGACCCGACCCTTAACACTGATATTGGTTTTACTCAACCACAAGGTACTTTTTTCTCTCAGTCTGATGGTTCTATAAAGTTTTCTCAAACTGCAGCTAATGGCTCAGTTTACGATGGTTCCTTTAAATCTGCTCACTTTCCAATAAATAATGACATTAATATACCTTCTTCACAGGTACAAAATCTTAGATTAATTATTAACGTACCTTTTTGTGTGCATCCTTTTACTGTTAGAGTGGGAAGATCGAGTACAATGCCTTACTTTTATTTTCCTACAATATCAGAACCTGGTGTTTATGTTCTTGAACCTCCATCTGATCTTTCACCTGAGGAGATAGTTAGCGTAATAGTTTTAATACAGACCGAAGGAGCTTTATCAGATGAAGCTTTAAATACTGAAGGTCCTTTATTTGTTATAGAGAGTATGTCTATAGCTTATGCTGAAAGTGTTTCAGGACTTTCTCAAGAATTTTTACAAGATTTACAAAACAATTTGTCTAGCCTCCAAGAAGAAGTTGAGGTTGTAGATGAGGCTGCAGAGAGTGCTATAACAGATTTATCTTCTGGTCTTGAGGTTATTAGTGGGCAAATACAAGAGTATGCAAATTTATTAAATCAATTTAACGCCTCATCCGCTTTACTTCAAGCTCAATTAGAGGCTTCCATTGACGAGTTAGGATTAACAAGCACTATAGATCAATTTTACATAGATAATGTGACAAGTTCCTTTCAAAACAACGAAGCTAACCTTAATGATGATATAGATGCTTTAACTAATTTTACAGGTTATATTCAAAATGTAATTGATTCTTCAGGTGTTGATTCAACATTTAATAGCGATAATGTAGGTTTTTTGTTTAATATCAGTATAAATAGAGCCACTGCAGTAACTCGACAATATGTAAATAGTCTTCCAAATGGAATTTCTCATACTAATAATAGTACAGGGGTTTATGTTCTTGCTCTTAGAAATACATCTCTGCATGGTAGTAGTTCATCTTTTAGTAATCCTGATTTATATTATAATATTGGGACTATTATAAATAGAGATCATTTTCGTCCAGACAATAGAAAAAATCTTCAAGGTACTGCTAGTTTTTGGGATAGTAACGTTAATCAAGATGGTGCTCCGTTTCAAAATGTTGTAAAAAATGTTATAAAAGATAGCTATTTATATAATAATGGGGTAGATGGAAATGTTATTCAGATGTATAGTGGAGATGGTTCTAATTATGATTCTAATACATCTTGGCTTTTAAATCCTGGAGTTTATTATTACCAAGTAACTATTGGAAGTGAATCAATACCAATGGTTGTAGATTTTAATGCTGGATCTGGAGTGGACTATACAAATTATGCAGTATCAATTTCAGATACAACCGATGATGTTAGTTGGGAAGCTTCAGCAGATAACACTTATGAGTTTAGTATTCAGGTTGTAGATCCTAGACCTGGATGGGAAATTGTTTTAATTCAATACACTAACAATGGTAGTTATAGAAGTTACGATAATCTTAATGATACTTCTGTAAATATGATTGAATACAGAATTGTTGGTAATAAAGCTTTTGCAGACTTTACAACTTCTGGTAGTAATAGTAATCATGTTGATGACGGTACTACAATTGATATTTCATGTGTAGTAACTGATTTAAATGCTATAAATATCCCACAACCACATCAGTCAGGCACTGTAGAGAGATTTGTTAGGGCAGTATCTTCTGATAGTTATGGTGGTTACAGTCTAGATGCCCCATCAACAATACCATCTTCAGATTCTGATATTATAGTAAATAAATCTATAGATGAAAGCCCTACTATAACAAAGGGTGTTAGAAGATATGTTTACAACTCAATATTAAATAAAAACAGATCTATTAGTTTAGCTAGTGAAGACTTTGTTTGTATTGGATCTTATGAAGATAAGCCTTTGAGTAGAATATACTACTTTGTTCATGACACATCTGTAAACAACTTTGACTGTATATTGGAATATGACCTAGCACTAGACAGTATTAAAACCGTATATCAAGATGGTAGATTAGGTTCTAATGGTCAGGTGGAAACTGTTCTTAACTTTAGTAGATCTAACTTAATTACAGGTGTTAATAAGGTTGACGATATTTTATATTTCACAGACAACCTTAATAGACCTAGAAAAATTAATGTTGAGTTAGGCAAAAAGAACGAGGAAAATATAAAAAATGCTGTTAGGATTGAAGATGTATTTTTTCCTGGTGGATTTGACAAGTCAGCATTTTTATGTTTTGATGATGAAAAAATTAGATCATTTAAAATTGGTGATAATGTATTTTCACATATTGGTAACGAAAATCAAGTTGAGGAGGAGCAAACTCAAATTCAGTTTAATGGTTGGTCTGAAGTTATTGGTATTGTTAGAAGAATTTCAAGTTCATTTACTTTTAATGTTACTAGTGGTAGCAATGAAATAACTGTTAGTCCTACAATACTTAGTGACAACACTTTAGCTGAAGGAGAGTTTATTGGGATTATGGATAATGGTAATTTTCCTAGATTCTTTAAAGTTATAGATAGATCTGGAGCTACCATAACAGTTGAGACACCACCTAACTTTACGTCTCCTACTGAAGGATCAAAGCCTTTTAATATACTAGTAAACGATATAGAAACAAGTATAGGTGCTATACTAACTAACTGTCCTTTTGAGTCTGGTGCTGTAGCTTCAGGTATCCTAATGCACGCAGATCCTGATGATGCTTACTCACCTTTAATTAGTTTTGGTGATCGTGATAATAAAGTAAAATATTTAGATGCTGTTAAGCATCAACCTGAGCTAAGACCTCAGACTGAGTTGAAAAAAGATCCTTCTAATTTAAAGAATAATATACTAGATAATTTATTTCAGTTTAAGTATAGGTACATACATTACGATAATGAAAACACATCATATAGTGGTATATCTGATATAAATCCAGACACCTCTTTTTCAAGAAATGTACCTGTAAAATTTAACGAGTATCAAGAAATAAAAAATATTATTGAGGTAGAGTATTTTGATACTATATCAGATGTTAAAAAAATAGAGATAGTAGCTAGAACAGGAAACGATGGTGAGTTTGTTTTAGTAGATACTGTTCAAAACAACTTTACTAGTTACTTAAAAGAAATTAAGAATAGTGTTATATCAGACCCTGCATTTCACTTTGACGTTCCTAAGTCTATAATTAAATTTAAAAATAATGGTGTTTATCCTTTTATAGACAGAGCTGATTCTAATAAGTTATTTGATTCTGTACCTAAGCTTGCAAAAGCACAAACAATTTTATCTAACAATAGAATTGCTTATGGTAACGTGGTTGAAGGTTTTGATAACACACCTATGGTAGTTGAAAGTAAATTTTCACCTGTAGAAAACTCTATTATTACTACAGACACTACAAATTTAACTGTGTTTGCTAAAAGCGATGGAAGTTTCCCAATAGAAAATGGTTTTACACAGACTGGAGAAACTGGGGCGGGTTTTATCTCTAACGCTAGTGCTGCAAATACTAATTTAGCAACTGTTATTACAAATGATCTACCAAATGAGGATTCCGCTTGGGGAAGTAATGACAACAATAAATGTAAAGTTAGTTTGTTTTTAGATCTTAGTCCTATTGATTTAAACGATACAGATAGTCAAATTATATCTATAGATATAGGTTGGATGTTAAAAAGAACGAATGGAGATATTAAGCAGAGATCTGGTAGGTTAGCAATGGATGTTGACCTCACAGGTGCAACAACTATAAATCAGGCTAGACAAGCGATTATAGATCAATTTAATAATGAAGCTTATGAGGGTGGAGGAAGTGTAATTACTGGGGCTCAAATTGCTGATGCAAATGAATCGGGTCTATCTGAAAATGGATTAACTGTTCAGGTTAGCGGCACTGATATGTTAAAAATAAAGTGGAAGCTTTTACCTAACAGTCAAGGTTCAGGATCAAGTAATTCTCCTTATGATCCAGTTTTAGGTGGTTGGATTAAAGTTGTAACTAATATTAATGTTGTTTACACTAGTGGTTCTTCAGCTATTAATTCTTTTAAAACTGGTTCTTTTCACGATTTTGGTATAGCATACTTTGACGAGACAAACAGATGTTCTTTTGTGAATGTAGCTCCTGATTTTGGAAGTGAAATAATACTAGAACAAGGTTTTGGAACAGAGTCTATATCTCCTAATTTAAATGGTACTAGATGTTATAATTCTTTTGTTACTGAATCTGAGGCCCCTATTTCAGGTCAGCTATCAGCTCCTACTTTTAGTATATACAACAAGCCTCCTAAATGGGCTACTCATTATCAAATGCTTTATGCTGGCAACACTTCTGTTGGGGAGTTTATACAAGTTACAATAGCTAAAACTGTTGCTGGAGATGGTAACGATACTCAAATGTATTTAGGTTTAGAATCTTTAAAAGACGAAAATAAAGGTTATATAAACTCTTCAGGTGCTTTAGTAGACTTTGATGTTGCCAAGGGAGATAGAATTAGGTTTATTAGTTGCGTAGAAGGTGGTGAAAGAAAGTTATTTACTGAATATTTAGATTTTGAAATTACAGGATTTGATCTTCACGATGAACTAAACCCTATATCAACATCAGAAAATGGAGACGGATTTTATTTAAGAATTGCTAATCCAGCTAGTGATGGTGACAACGTTTCTATTGAAGGTAATAGCTCTGTAAGTATATCTCATACAGGATTCTCTCTTTCTACTAGTGGTTACAATAAGCTTATAGCTGAAATATATAGACCTAGGTTATCTCAAGAAGAGGAGAACTTAGTTTATTATGAGATTGGCGATAAAATTGAAATTGGAAACCCTGGTGAGCCAAGTAGATATCATAGTGGTCAGGTAAATCAAGTTCCTGAATATTTTTATTCTAAAGATGTAAATACAGAGGTTTCTTTAATTCCTGCTGAAGTGACTTTAGACGGTGGAGATGTTTATTTGAAGTCTAGAACTATGTATACTGAGACAAACGGAGATTCTATAGAAGCCTTTGCTTGTGAAGACTATTTCTTAAATGATTTTCATAAAACCAATCATTACGATAAAGGTCGTATAAACGTAGTTAATAATAACTCAGAAGAAAGAAGACTTAAAGCTTCTATATTCTTCTCTGAGCCTTATGTAAGCACAGGTGCTATAAATGGTTTAAGTAACTTTAATTTAGCAAATACACCTTACTTTGATTATAATAAAGACTTTGGATCTATTCAATATTTAAGTAATCAAAACAACGACCTGATTATATTCCATGAAAGCAAGGTTGGTAGAGTTTTAGTAGGTAAAGATATACTTAACACAGCTTCAGGAGAAGGTCTAGTTTCTTTATCTAATAAGATTATAGATAATTATGCTATAGTTTATTCAGGTCAGTATGGTTGTAGTTTAAACCCTGAGTCTGTAATAAAACAAGGTAACGTATTCTATTTTACAGATATACAAAGAGGATCTGTTCTTAGACTATCTAATGATGGTATTACAGTTATATCTGACAATGGTATGAAGGATTACTTTAGAGATCTAGGTGAAATGTTCTTAAAGTATAACCCAGAGTACAATGACGATTTAGAGTTTACTCCTTCTATTGTTGGTGGTTATGACCCTAAATATAATGAGTATATAGTTACATTCCCTTCAATAATTAGCAATCCAGACTCTGGATATGCAGCTGAAACTTATGTTTGGAGTGATAGCATCGCTACTTGGAATGAGATAACAACTAAACCTGAAAATGCTTTTGATGATAAGGTTGTTATATTTAATCCTGTTACTGTAGCGTTTAGTGAAGAATCAAATAGATGGACATCGTTCTACTCTTATATTCCTGAGTATTACTCTAAGGTAAACAGACAATTTGTCACCTTCAAGCAAGGTAGATTATACAGACATAACGACTCAGATAAATATTCTAGAAGTAATCAGGCTTTCAATAAGTTTTACGGGAACAATAACCTATCTTATATTGACTTTGTATTTAACGCAGAGCCTTCATCTATTAAGACTTATAACGCTATATCATTAGAGAGTGATACAAAATTTATTACGGGTCTATTCTCTAACATGGGTCAACACTATGGTAATTATGATGAAGTTATAACTACAAACATTGCTTTTAAAAAGGTTAAAGGCAAGTGTAGTAACAATTTAACTGTTTCTAATTTTGAGATACAAGGCATAGACACTAAGTTTTATGAAGACGTATCTCCAGGTGATTTAATTAAAGTTATTGGAAACGCATCTGAAGAGCAGCACATAGTATCTAAAGTAATATCAAATACTCTAATAGAGGTTGAAGAAGAGATGGATATAAGTTTAGATAATAATACTATGTTAGTTATTGACTATAAAACTAAAGAGGGTATACAATATGCTGATATTCCTTTCTGCACATCAGATATAGAATCTAGAGGGGAAAACTTTAATTTTGGTGACGGATCAGATATACAAGGTGTTGGTATAGTATCAGGCTTAGATGATGATAACGAAAACTTATCTATAGTCACAAGTCTAACAACTACTGCAAATCTGAACAAACCAATATCACCAAGTGATATGATTAATGGAGCAAGTTATGTTATAACATATATAGCTCCAGGTGAAGAAGATTTGATCTCTGCTTCTGACTCTTCTTACGGATCTAATCAAGCATCTGTAGGTGATGTTATAACGCATAATGGTTCTAGTTCAGCTACAGAAAGTTTAGTTGTAAGTGCTAATCTTAGCATATACATAAAAAAGACTGATTCAACAACTGAATTTTTAGGGTATCCATACTCAATAATTAGTGGTACTTTTAATGGAGAATCTGCAACTAAGATACTTATCGCTGGTAATTATAGTTATGACTCTAGCTACGATGGAGGCTTTTTATTTATGACTAAAACAGGCTCTATAGAAGGTGAGAGAATGAAGGGTAGTTATATGAGAGCTATATTAGCTACTAACTCTAATCAGTCTAAAAAGAAGTTTAATCTTTACGCTGTAAACGCAGACGTAGACAAGAGTGAGCTCAGTAATAGATAATAAAAAAAATTTAGTACATTTGTAAAAATTCAAATCAATGGCACGTAGAGTAAAACCCAAGATAAAATATAATAAGAAGAATAAAACACCTAAAGCAGTTGTTGGAGCTGCAACAGCTGCACTTGGATTAGGTAAATCTATATTTGGAGCTGTGCAAGCTAGAAGAGCTAGAAAGGCAGAGAGAGATTTTGATAAGAGCAGGTTAGAGAGAGGAGTTAGCTCTGCATCACAAAAGATGGCTGATCAACCTATAGATCAAAGTTATATAAATCAACTTCAACAACAGCAGGCTGCTGATAGAGCATCTGCTATGGGTGCTTTAGCTAAGGACCCTAGAAACGTCTTAGCAGGAGTTCAATCTTTAGAAACTCAGGCTGCAAAACAAAGAACAGATCTTTTAGGTATGCAGCAGGATGCTAAAACTAGAGCTATGGAAAACCTAGCTAGGGAACAGCAAATGGCTGAGACTCAAAGACTAGGTGTTGCTGAAGCAGAACTTAAAGGTATAGTAGATCAAAAAGCTGCTGCACAGCAAAATATATTTGGTGGTATTGAAGATATAGCTTCTGGTATCGGTGCTATGAATTTTGGTGATGATAGTAATAATGCTAATGATAACTTTAGTAATCCTACAGGTAGAGATATTAATAAACAAAAAAGAAATCAAAGAACTACACCAGGAAGTGGTGAGTTACCTTCTGGGGAAAAAGGTGGTAAAATAGATAAGGATGGTGGCGTTACACCAGGTGAATTTGACCACGACAGCAACCCAATAGATATGGTTCAAGATGGTGAAAAGATTGGTGAGGCTACAGGCGGAGAACTCATACTACCTCCTGATGATGTCCAAGAAATTAGGATGGCTCTAAATGATGGTGATAAAAACGCTGCTTTTAAATTAATGAAAGATTTAGTTGCTAAATACGACAGCAACGTTATAGGTGATGATGATGATAGTGAAGCTCAGGAAGGTGCTAAAATGCAAGACCCTACTGTACCACCTCTAAAAGAGGGCAGGGCTCAAGAGATTGTAAAAGTGATGAAGGAAAATTCTGACCAGGTTAGAAACGTTGGAGAGCTTCCTTTTGATGAGGATCCAACAAATCCTGCAGGACTTATTAAGTATATTGGTGATAAGCTTTCTTTTGACATTGACTCAACCAGTAAAGCTGAAATTGAGTTTATAAAAAACTATAGAGAGTTCTTAGTAAAAGAAAAAGGAAGATCTGACGCACCTCAAACCAAAATGATGAATGGTGGATACTTAGAAAAGTTAAAAGCTAAACTAGGTGCTTACATAAAACCAAAATAATAAAAGATGAGTGACGCTTTATTTTTTACGGGTCAAGTTCTTAAAAACAATAGGAATCTTATTCAGGAGGAGGCTACTAGACAACAATTAGCTATTCAAAAAGAAGAGTTAGAACTCCAAAGACAGGAGTCTATAAGAAGAAGAAAAGATGCTAGGTCAAAAGGGGTAGAAGCTGAATCTTATGAAGTGTCTGGAATGGATCCTTTTCTTCAAGAGCAGTTTCAAACTCAAGTAGGTGATTATCAACGATTTGTAAGTGAAAATAGTATATCTATTTATGATGGTGATATTAATTTACGAAATCAAAAAGATGCACTTGAAAGGGGATTATCATCTAGTAAAAATTTATACGATAATTTAAGTGATGGTCTAACTAGTTTAAATAATGCAGTACTTGAGGGTAGGGGAAATACTTTGAAGTTAGCTGAAGATGGTGAAACTTACCTTTACCAGTATAATTATAATAAGATAAAGGAGGAAGTTAATAGTGGGAATATGACTCTTGAGGAAGCTTTGAGAGCTTATTCTATAGATCCTACATCTATGATTAAAAAAAGTGACTTTATTCCTTTTTATAATAATAGAGATCTTTATTTTGAGAATGATGATAAAAACTTTAGAGTAGTTATAGGTGTAGATGAAAATGGATATAATATAACAGAAATTGATCCAAACAGAAAAAAAGTAACTACAAATGAAATTATTAGTAAACTAAAAGTTAACGCTAATAATAAACATAATGATTCTAATGCTGCTGCTGTTTATAAAAACGAACAAATTGAGGTGGATGGTGTTAGGATTCCTGCTATGGATGCTTTTTTTGAAGAAGCTTACGTTGATCCAGATACAGGAGTTATTGGAGGCGTAGTGTCTCCTAGTGTAGATTTAATTGAACAGTTAGACCCAGAAAGTGATAAATTTAATAAAGAACTTTCTGATAAGTATGCTGAGTATTTAGGTCAAAAAATTGCTGATAGAGGGTATAAAGATAGAGATCAAAAAAGAGGTAAAAAAGCAACAACTGACACAGAAAGAAAAAGAAAAGAGAGAGAGGCGGCTCAAAATAAATATAATGTAGATACATATAACTACATGCAGAATAATGAAGCTCAGGATAAGCATAGAACTGGTGTTTCTCAATACACTGGAGAGAGCACATCAAAAAGTATAACTGGTGCTGATATTAAAGTTAAGGTAAGTGCTGCTGATCTTCACAGATCTATTAGCGATGAATCTGTGTTAGCATTTAAAGAGAGACAGCTTGAGAGAATGGGTCAGATAAAAGGTGAAGAGGGTAGTAGCGAAAGAGCAGAATACGATGCTATTATTGCAGATAACTCTAACTTTACAGGTATAGAAGTAAACCTTATAGAGGTTGCTTTAGATGGTAGTGGTGAACCTATAGGGGTTGTTCAATTAGGAGGAGAAGATGGTCCTAAAGTTGTTGTGCCATGGGATCAGTTGACATCAGCAGAACACGATACAGCCTTAAAACAACCTGGTGTGCAACAGCTTATAAATTATCAGCAACCACAATTAAAAACTGAAGAAAATAGTGGTGAAAAGAAAAAAACACCAATATCACCAGAAGAATAAATAGTTATGGATGAAATTAAAGCTCAAGAGCTATATGACTTTTTTAATAAAGAGGGATACGATTTAGGTGACTTTAATAACTTTACCTCTTCACTTGAGGACGAGTTAAAGAGAAAAGAGTTGTATGACTTCTTTAATAAAGAGGGATACGATGTTGGATCTTTAGAGAACTTTAACTTAAAAAAAAAAGACCCTTCACAGGTCTCTACTTCTCCTTCAGAGGTTGGAGAATCGGTTTCTGGAGGAACTGAATCTCTTGATCAATCAATACAAGATCGCTTAAATAAAGGCAGTCAACTAGACTTATCAGTATTTACTACTAGCTCAGATCAAGAGGCTATGAAGTCTAATCTAGAAGATGAGAGATCTAGAGTTTATGATGCTTTTGGATTAAACTACAGTGAGAGGCAAGCCCTTTTAGATAGAAAGTCACAAATAGAATTAGAGAAAGAACAAGCAAGAAAAGATCTTACCAATGCTAAGATGACTCGTGTTGGTATAAAACAAAAGGAAGGTTCTGATCGGTACTATATACCTACAGATAAAGGTTTATTTTCTGGTAACTTTTTACAAAATTTAGATCAAGCTTTTACTGGTTACGATTACGATGACGAGAGTGAGTTTAGACTTGGTAGTAAAGAAGAAGCTGAGGAGTATGCTATAAAGAACTATAAGAAATCAGATAGTGTTATAGATACAGAGATTGAGGATCTTGAACGTAAAGCTAAGCCTCTTTCTAATCTAGACGAGAGTGATGTTTACAAAGCGTTAGAAGAGCAAGAAGAGGATGCTATTAAAGCTGAGGAGTATGTCAATACTAACCTTATGAACTCTTTTATTGATCAAGGCTTCAGGGGAGAGAGGTTAAATCAATTAGTAGAGCAATCTGGAATAAACACAGCATACGTTAAATCAAAAGCATTTATGGTTAATGGCCAGGAGACTTCTCCTGCTAATTTAGAGCAACAAGTTTACGATAGAGATTTTATAACTGGACTTCAAAATGGCTCTATAAAAGTTTCTATAGACCCTGCTGTCGCTGAAACAGAGTATGGTAAATTTTTGAAGGCTACCTTAGATGTTCAGTCTAACGCTGGTAGCGAAGTTTATGATATAGTAGAAGAGTTTTTAGCTGGTGGAGCTAGTATGGGTGCTGGATTACTTGAAGTTGGTGAAGTTCTTGAAGCTCCTTTTAGTGATGAGTATATTAAGACTGGAGGTTTTTTAGCTAATCACGTTCAAGATTACGCTGAACAACTAAGGGATATGCAGAGAATGTATAAGTACCCAGGTGTAATGGAAGCCATAAGAGCTGGTGCTTGGGATGATGTTCCTGCATTGTTTGGTAAGTCTATAGCTGGATCATCAATGCAGATAGTTGTTATGGCTATGGCTAGAAGATTAGGCATTAATCCTAAGATTATTCTTGGTGGTCTTGGTGTTTCGGCTGCTGGTCAAAAATCTTTAGAGCTTAAGGAGCTTAGAGAGTCAGGCAAGATAGATATTAATAATTTTAATTTAGCTTTAAATTCTATTGCTAGTGGTGGATTTGAAGTTTTATATGAAATACCTACCTATCAAATGATTGGAGCTGTTCAAAAAACATTAAGAAATGCTGGAAAAAAAGCAGCAAAACAAGTTGCTAAAGAGGTTTCTGAAAATGCTTTTAAAGATATATTTATAAAAGAACCAGGGTCAGAGATGCTGACAGAGATTTCTACTATGTTAGTAGATCATGTTACGTTAACAGAAAAGACTAATGACGCTGGTATATTAGCTAAAAGCTTTGATGATGTTGTGAATAGGGTTGCTAATGCTGGTATAGCTGGATTTGGTATGGCTGCTGGTATAAGAACTGTTGGTGGTGCAGGTGCTGTAGGTGTCTCTGCGTTAAACTCAATTAAAGGTACAGATCTAACAAATAAGATTGTAGCTACATATCAAGTTGTTAATGAGGATGGATCTCTAGGTGAAACTAAAGAGCTTACTGGTGCTGAGTATAAAGAGTGGAGTAAAGACCCTAACAATATAGCAGGCGAAATTAATGGTGATATTAAAGTTAATAGGTATAACTCTGACATAGCTGACGCTATAGATGATATAGCAAACACTAATTCTGAAGATGTTGTCCAAGCCAATAATGATGTTAACGAGGCAGGGTCAGAGGCTAACTCTTTATTAAATCAGATAGAAAATGATTTGCAAGAATCTACTGATAAAGCACCTTCAGATAAGATAGCCAAAGTTAAGGGACTTCTTAATAGAATGAGTGAGATAATTAAGGAGACTGGTGCTAAAGGTTCTCAAGACTTGAAAGGTCTTACAGATAAACTTAATAATATTATTAATAAGGCTGGGTTATCTTTAAATGATAATGTTCTTAATCAAAATACTGATAACGCAAACATACAGGGAACAGAAACAATAACAGAGATACAAACTGAATCTCAAGCTAGAGCTTTAGAAAAAGGATTAAAAGATGGTTCTAACCCGTCTGTAGTTTTATCTCAAGACGGTGTTGGTATATCTAAAGATGGTAAAAGTATTTCAGAGAATAACATAACCTTAGGTAAGTTTAAAAGTAAAGCTGCAGCTAAAAGGGCTTTAAATAATTTTAATAAACAAAATTCTAAAGCTGCTGTAGAAGAAAGAAGACACGCTGAAACTCAAAAGAAAAATAATAAAGCTTTCAACAAGGTAGATAAAAAGAATCTTGACGAGGTTTCTCAAGATGATTTATCTAATGATTATAACATAATATCTGCATCAGTAGGTGGATTAGGTAAGGCATCTAATCAACAAAGAAATGATAAACTAGAGAAGGTACTTAAAAAGAAAGGATTAAAGTACAAGAAAGTTCAGGTTGTAGAAAATGGAATATCCAAGACAGCTTTTATGGTTGAGGGAATGGAAAGTTCTGCAGCTTTAGATCTAGCAGTTGGATTTGGACAAAAAACTATAACCTCTAGTAAAGATGGTATCCTTCATAGAGATGGTACAATAGAATCTTTAGATGGTAATGTTTACACTGGTCCTAATGCAAGAAACGGTGCTAGAATAGTTGTTATGAATGTTAATGGTAGAAAGGTATCTGTAAGACTTGGAACCAATAAGGCTTCATACAGTAAAGATTTTAACGCTAATAACATAGAAGATATAAATCCCTTCATAGAGAATCTACCTGACAATCAAAAGAAAATACTTGGTCACGTGTTAAGATTCTTCTCTAATATAAAAGGACTTAACATTAGAGTTGTTAAGACAGATTCAGCTATGAAAAAGCAACTTGAGTCTGAGGGTTATTCACCTGAAAGAATAAACTCAATAGCATCTAATAGAGCTTTTTATAGAGCTAAAGATGGGACCATGGTTCTTAATCTGCAGAAGATGAATCTTAATACTCCATTTCACGAGATAACTCACCCTCTTGTGGATTTTATAAAAAGAGAAAACCCAGATTTATATTCTAGAATAGAGCAGATGGTTGAAAAGTCTGATTCTAATATACCAGGATCTCCATTTAAAAAGAGATGGTATAAAAACGGTAGAAGACAATCTGGTAGCTATATGAGTTGGGCTGAGTCTAACTACCCTGGTAAGTCTAGAGCAGCACAAATAGAAGAGGCTTTTGCTGAGATGATTGGTGACGCTGCTGCTAATCAGTTTATGAAAGACAACTCTAAGCTAAAGCAAATAAAAGATTTTATTGCTGAGATATTAGAATACTTTAATATAAATGCAGAGTTTTTAAAAGAGAAAAACTTATCAGATCTTAAGTTAGATGACGTAAAAGATATAGGTCAACTAAGGAGTAACCTTGGTGCTGCTCTTGCTAAGGGTAAGACTGTTAGTGTTGGTGGTGTTGACTTCAACGTATCAAAGCCTAAGAATAGTAAAGAGGTAGATAGCTCTATACGAGAACAGGTTGATAGCCAACAACATGGTGATGACCTTGGTGTTACTGAGGTAACAAACATGGAGGGCGTAGAAACTCAAGAGATTAGATTTCAGCCTGGAGACTACACCCCAAACTTTGATTTGTCAAAAGTAAAAAGAGGTAGTATAAAAGAGTTTAATGATCAGAAGGCTATGCTTATGTGTATAGACAGGTCTGTATCTGGAACTGTAGAGTCTCCATCTGGAGTGGTTAAAGAGTTTAATGGTGGCATGTATTACTCGTATCAAGATGGTACAGGGGTATGGGCATTTGCATCGAAAGGTGCAGCATCTAAAGTACTTAATAAAGCTAAGGAGAGTGGTGGTCTAGTATTACTTGTAGCGATGTCACCTCAGTCTATAGATGGTTCTGTAGAAATGTTTGATTACGTAATGGATGAGATTGACAACTCCATTAAAAAGAAAAGAGTAAAGAAAAAGATTGTCCTAGATTTTATTAATAAAAAATTAAATCTAAAAAAAGTTCAAGATAAATTAAACAAAGAGGGTATATCAAAGAAAAAGGTTAAATCAATAAATGAGTTTAGAGAACTTATAATGTCTCTTGATGGTGCTTTTGAGGTTAGAAAAGATTTAGTATCTAAAATGATTAAAGGTAAAGATTTATCTAGCTGGGGCATACCTACAAGAGAAGAGATGTATTCTATTGTTAATCAATCAGATATAAAAGACCTAACTGGTAATCCTGTTGTTGCTGCTATAAGGATTGACACTGAGTCTGAATTTATAGACTCAAGAGAAAACTCTAACATAAAAGATCACCCAACATATCCATACGTTGTTAAAGGAGAGCCTTTAATGGTATTTAATGAGGCTGTTGATGCTAGTGAACTTTGGGGTGATTTAAATCTTGCAGATAAGTATTTAATAAACCCTGAGACAGGTCAACCATACAGCGAAGCTACAACAACAACAAGAAGAAACGCTGCTATAATGATGGCAACACCTATTGTAAATATTAGAGCTCAGGCTGATGATAGTTTTACAGGTGGTAGAAACCAGTATGGTAGGTTTAACGTTACACCTTCTGAGGATAGGATTACCGCAACCCCTCAGGACTTATTTTTAGAAAATGTTTCTGGCTTATCATCTAAAGGTAATTGGTCTATAATAACAGGTACTGTTGAAGCTGATGGTAGTTACGATGCTGATGTTAACGTATCCAACAATGCTAGATTATACAAAGAACTTGTTGAAGAGTTTGGTGCTGAGAATATAGTTGTAACAGATGGTGTATACCTTAATAAAGATCAGGGTCCTAGCTACTTTATATCTGGTATTACAGAGAATAGAGCCATGCAAATTGGTAAAAACTTTGACCAGGAAGGTGTCTTAACAAGAAGAGGTAACATCTTTACTGATGGTTCAGGAATGAACCCTGCCTCAGAAAAGGTTTACGTTGGCAAGGAAGCTTTAGCTCAAGATGGTAATTCAACAACACCTGATGGTGTAACCTTTTCTTTAGATATAAATTGGAAGAGTAAAGTTCCTTTATCTACTGGAATTAGATCACAAGTAGTTTCTGGAGAGGTTAACACTATAACTGAAGATCAATTAACATTGTTAAAGTCAACATATTCAGAAATAGAATCTAAGTATCCAGACATTCAAGTTGAAGATGGTATGATAAAGATGTATCATTACTCTGATATGGAACTTGACGTTATTGATCCAAGATCTGCAGTAATGAACTCTTATTCTAGGAAAGAATACAAAACCTGGGGTAGATCTAGAGTATTCTTCTACACAGATCCTAATATAAAAGAAGGCATTGTTGGAGGTCATTACAAAAACACCACAGTATTTCCTATAGATAGACTATACCCTTTAACTGAAGACCCTTTAGGTTTAAACGATTTAGCATCAAGAGCTATAGAGATTAAAAGAAATAGTGGTGATAAAACTCAAGCTACAATAAAATTAAATGCTACTACTATAGATAGTGCTAGTATGGCAATATCAAAACTACAGTCTTTACTTAAAGATATGGGTGTATTAGACTCAGTAGATTTTGGTTCTGTTACTGAGAACTTTAGATATAATAAGAACGAAGATGGAACTTTTGAAAAGGCTGGTATTGAAAGTATTAGTTTTTCACTTAATTATCCACTTGGATCTGAAAATATAAACTCTTTAATAAGAGATACGTTTGATAGTCCTTTCTTTGAAAAGATAAGCCCTAAAACTCAACCTATAAATACGTTTGAAGAAGTTGCAAGGGTTGCAGAGTTACTTGGTTTTCAAGGATTCATATATGACCATGTTGGTGGTAAGACAGTTACAGCATGGCAACCAGTTGAAATTGTTGATGATAGATTCCAAGTTAACGATCAGGATCAGAGTGATGTTTATGTCTCTGGACTTGGTGCTATAATGTGGGACTTAACAAAACCTATTATAGATGCAGATTACGAACTTGGAGAATGGGCCACAAGAATTAAAGATAAAGACAGACCTTACCCTATCAGAGCTACTCAGTTGTTTGGAATACCTAAAGGTATGCACTCTAACGCTGAGATAAAAGAGATGGTTATTCTATCTAGAGGTAAACTTGATGAGCAAATGCTTATAGCTAACAAAAATCAAAAGAACCTTAAGAAAGTTGTAAACCAAGAGATAAAAAGAATAAAAGATACCCCTGAATATAAACAAGCTACAGCTCAAGAACAAGAGGCAATGCTATCTAATTTAACACCTGAAGGTCTAAACGACCTTGTAGGTGATATAAATAAAATAATGGAGTTACCTGAACAATCCAAGGTTAGACAAGCTTTACTTCAGGTTAGAGATCACATAGATACATTAAGTACATACCTATACGAGAATGGTTTAGTTAGTGGACCGATGAGGTATACCATAGAGGGTAATCTTGGGTTCTATTTAACCAGAGCTTATAAGAAATATGAAAGTAGCTCTTGGAGACAGACAGATCAAGAGGTTATAAGACGTGCTGAATTATTTATAGCTGACAAACTTATGTCTGATAAAAACATGAGTAAAGAAGATGCTATGATTCGTGCAAGACAAATGGTTGATAATCTTATTAAAGATAAGATTAGTGTAACATCATTTAAAAGAAATACAGGTATTGGTGGTTCTATGACCAGAGTGAATGATATATTTAAAGAAAGAAATGAAGATCTTCCTAAAGAGATTAGAGATTTACTTGGAGAGATAAACGAACCTTTTGAAAATTACATAAATACAATATCTAAACTATCTAGAACCGTAGTATCTAATCAGTTATATGAAGATCTTATACAGATGGGTATGGGTAAGTTTGTAGCCGATCCAAATTTAGATGATGATAAAACATCTCAGATTCCTGGAATATCAAATAAATTAGAGGGAAAAAAATGGGGTCCATTAGAAGGTAAGTTTGTAGATAATGAAATGTTTGCTATGCTTAACGCTTATGAAAGTAATTCACTTTTTGACTCGTTGGCTTACAAAGCTTATATGACTTTTATTTACGGAACCAAAAAGTTTGCCACAGTCCATAACCCAGGGACTCACGCTGTGAACTTAATAGGTAACACATACTTCTCTTTAGCTAATGGTCACGTGAATCCTATTAAATTTTTTGACGCTGCTAGAACAGCTATTGGTGAGATAACAAACCTTAGTGGTAAAGAAAGAGAAGCCTTCTATCAAGAATTAATATCTCTTGGTGTTGTTAGCTCATCTGCTTCTTTAGCTGAGATAGTACAAATAGGTCAAGATATAGCTGGAGGTAAAGATGTAACAGCATTTTTAGATAGAATGAATCAGGGTAGAGTTAGAAAGGTAGCAACAATACCTTTAAAAGGATTAAGAGGTATAGACAGAGGTTTAACTGCTGCTTATCAAGCTGAAGATGATGTGTTTAAGATATTTGGTTTTATAACTGAAAAGGCTAGATATATGGAAACAGGTATGAGTGAGGCTGAGGCTAAGGCTATGGCAGCAAGAAACACTAGAAACCTTTACCCTAATTATGATATGGTCCCAAACTTAGTTAGAGTTCTTGGTCGTAACCCTTTTGTTGCTACCTTCGTTGCTTTTCAATCTGAAGCCATAAGATGCACTAAGAACGCTTTACAATTAGCGTTTCAAGAGATGGGTAATCAAAACCCTAAGGTAAAATTAATGGGTGCTAAACGATTAGCATTCTCTTTATCTGCCTTAACTTTTATGGAAAACATAACATCTACAGCTATGTCAATGTTGTTTGGATCTGGATCAGATGATGAAGATGACGATATAGAAACTTACGGATTAAGACATCTAACAGCTCCTTGGGATAAAGACTCTAAGTTAACGCCTATAGAGAAAGGATATATTACTCCTGATCACGAGGCTTATAATGGTGAGAACAATGGTAACGCTTATGTTCAATATATGAACGTTTCAAGATTGTCTGGTGGTGGACTTGTAAAAGATATGTTAAGAATTGCTTTTACAGATATGAATACTCCAGAACAACAGAGTTCGTTAATGAGAATAGCTTTTACCCTTGGAAGAACATTTTTAAGTCAAGACATGGCTCTTGAAGTTGTTGAGGAGATAAGACAAAATAAAGGCAATAAAATTTATAACCCTACAGATAATTTCGCATCTAAAATTACAGACATAGCATTACATTTAGGTAAGAATTTAGGTCCTGGTGTTTTAAGAAGAGCTAAGATTATCAACGACTCTTTAAAAGATAATAGTGATAAGATAACTAATCACGAGCTACTAGCTATGATAGGACTTAGAATTACTACTATTGATGTTAATAAAGCGTTATTCTTTAGATCTAGGGATATTTATTCTAGTATGAGAAGTAGATCCGAAGGTAAAGGTTATGATCTTAGAGATTCAGGTGTTAAACTTACAAGGGCTATAGATCCTGGAAGTGAAAGCTTTGATTCTGATATGGCTATTTATTTTAACAGTCTTGTTGATGTTGTAGCTACAGCTAGAAGGTATGGTGTTCCATTAAGTGAAGGAGATAATAACTGTAGAGAGATACTTAGAAAGTCTGGTGTACCATCAAATGTTATAGATAAAGTTATGTATAACGTGTATAATGGAAAAAATAAAGATTCTTTATTAATAATGTATAAATAGTTAATTATAATTATTAAATTTGTAGTACTTTTCTAACGTTCCATTCTGGAACAGTTTGCTTTTTTGTTCGCATTCATAGATTAGTTTTTTGGTTGTTTAAGAAGGAGGGGTAGTTCCCTCCTTTTTTTTTATTATATTAGCTCTATGGAAATAGGTATACAATTAGTTAATGGAGTCGTGTTTGGATTTAGGTTATTCGCCCCAACAGAATCCATGCCATACAACGAACTCCAGCTATTTGCTGGAGTTATATGCTTTTATGTTATTTGGGATTAGTCCTCGCAAGTAGAGCAGTCATCCTCTTCTCCACAGCATTCTTCATCTTCAGGGTCAACCACCCAAGATTCAAATAATTTTTCTTTAGATTCGTCTGATCTTTTTAACGCTTCTCGTAAAGCTTTGTCTCTGTCGTGTAACATTACTATATTATTTTAAAAAAGTATTAGGGGTGCAGACGACCAAATCTTTAACCCCCGAATACAAGAACAACCTAGCCCATATTGCTAAAGCTAGGATTTTAATTATGCAGCACTCACGCAGCTTACTCTCGTTTTTTAGAACCCCGACCTAAGATGGTATCGACTGCAATATCGACCTCCTTTTGATTTGATGGGACATATACGTCTAATTTTTGATCGGTATCATGAAGATACTTTAAAAACAGCTTGAATCGCATCTTAAACTCAGGGGTTCTTATTCCTTTTGTTTCTATGATAAAACCTTTTTCTAAATTAATAAAGTCTGGCGTATAAGATATATTTCTTATATTACCAGGTTTTTTTTTAAAGGTAGTTTTACCTTTTGTTTTTCCCTTATCCATAAGGAGTCCTTCAAACTTGAATTTCTCTACAAGCTCAAAAGTTTTTCCTTCGTATTGATTTGGGATCTTTGCTTTTTTAAGGGCTCTATAGCAGTAAAGCTCTAGACCTGAGGCAAATGTGATTCCATCTGCGTTGTGTTTCTTAGCTTTAGTTATCTGCTTTCCTTTTCTTCTCTTGAATCGCATTAAGCTAAGATATGAAATAATTACTTCTTACCTCTATTCCTAGCCCTATTTTTGGACTGACTCTCTAAAACAAGTTTGCCAGACTTAGTGTGCGAGGCATCTTTTCCATCACCTTTCTTACCATTCTTTCTGTTAAAAAGGTTTAGCTTAACACGATACTTCTTTCTCTGTTCAGATGAAGAATATTCGGAGTCGTACTTTTTTTTCTTATTATACGACTCCTTATTCTTTTTGTAATGCTTAGTGCTTTTACTTGCCATGCTATATTATTGTAGCCTGCAAGATACGAATTATTTCTTTTCTTTTGGAGGAGTTGGTATGCCAAAAACGTATTTAGCAAGTTTATCTGCATTCTCTAAAAGAGATTTAGCATTCTTACTTGTTGATAGTCCTGAGGCTATCTCTAATACTCTAGCTCTCATCTCACAGTCAAACTTTAAATACTTGTACTGTTGCTCTTGATCTTTTTGTTGCTTGTTCATTTCTAAAATTTAATTATAGTTAGTAAATCTAAATCTATATAGAATAATAATTCTCTATCCCATATAGATCCTGGTCGTGGGTTTTTCATGCCACCCCACTCAACTGTGGCTTTTGTTATTTCGTGCATCCAAATATATCCAATTCCATCAAGAAATCTCCAGGCTATACACAAAGGTAATTGCTTTTGAAGTGCTTCCTTTTGACAATGCTGTATCTTTCTAACTGAGGTCCTGACCCTCTCAATGTCCTTCATGTCAAGGCTCATAGTTTTAACCTCACAAAGAGAGACAACCTTCATAGTTTTATTATCTATAATCTCAGCATCTACTGGAGCATATCTATCTAATTGCTTAAAGGTTAAGTCCTTACCCTCTAGAAGTATAAGAAGAGTCTCAGCTTCTCTGTTTCTATCTTCTTGACTCTCAAATCTAGGCTCAACCCTCATCTTTTCCGTTACTGGATATTTCGTAATCAAACGGTGTCTCACCCTCATGATAAGCATCAGTAGACTTAATAGTCTCACTCATTCTTCTATCTACTTCATCCATGTAAACCTGAAGAAGTACAAGATAACCAGTGAGATCCATTAGATCGTTCTCACTCATGTAAGTTTCCTTGCTCTTAATTCTATTAAGCTTGTCGTTTATACGAGCTTGAATAGCATACATAGGATCAACATTAAACAAAACTCCTTTGTCGAATACTGAATTACCATAGGATTTGTTTTTCTCTATGAGAAGATCCCTGATCTCATCACACTTTTTTCTTATTTCTTCCTGCATTTTTCTTTACTTTAGATTCGATAGCCTTTTTCTTAGCACTTCTATACTTACGTTTATTCGATACTTGATCTTCAGAAACCTTTGAACTACGTTTAGTTTTAGCTTTTTCTTTCTTGAGAGTGTCAAGAAGTCTGTTATTATGTCTTTCATTTTCTTTAATTTTTTGGGAATACTTTACCATGTTCCACGCTATAAGAATAAATATAACGCAGATTACTGCTAGTGAGATCATTTTAATTTAATTTAACTGTTTAACTTATTTGATTCTTCTTTTAATAATGCTCTGTTTAATTCAGCCATAGTTTCTACATGATTTTCTTTTGGCTTACCTTCATTGTATCTTTTGAGTAAAAAAGCTATGTGATCTTTACTTCTCATACCCATTGGAGATTGTTTTTCCCATCCCCACTCAATTACTTTGGTTTCCATAATTTAAAATTTAATTAACAATTTTATTGTAAAGTTAATAAATTTATATTTATAACTTTAATATACATCGTGAGACATACATATAAACTCATAGTCAGTTACCTTATCTATCTTTATTTGTATGTCGTTAGTTGATTTATGTTTTATCTCTAAGCCTCTTGTAAAATGCCTAACGTTCTGTAATTTTTCAGGATCAAGTTCACTAATACAGGTCATGTGAGTAGCTTCTTTCCACTTCTTAGCAGGCTTCTCCACTCCTTTTACAAATCTTACTGTCCTCCATCTGTAATGAACTGTAGCGTGATATATTTCTTTTCTCATTTTCTAATAATATTATGTAAAGATCCCGCAAAGCAAATAATACAATATATCCAAACTAGAACTGATAATAAATCTATTATTACATCAACTATCTCCATAACTAAAAAGATTCTGATGGTTGAGCAGATATAAACTTCTCAGTATAATCCTGAGGGTCTATAAACTTAGTGTACTCTTTCTTAAACTTAAGAGGTAGTGTGCCAGTTCCTATATTCCTACCTTTAGCAAATATAAGGTCCACAAGGCCTTCGGTAGACTTTCCACTATCATCAGACATAATACCATAGTATTCAGGTCTGTATACAAGCATAACAATATCAGATGCCTGTTCTATCTCTCCACTTTCACGAAGATCAGATAGGCTAGGTCTACAACCATCTCTACGTTCTACACCTCTACTAAGTTGTGACAGAGCTACTATTGTTATGTTTAACTCCTTAGCTAAGTTTTTTAACTCACGAGCCACCATAGCAACCTCTTGCTCTCTAGATGTACCACTACCCTTAACAAGTTGCAAGTAATCTACAAGAACAAACTTAACATCTTTAGTTATAACGTACTGTCTTATCTTATTAAGAAGATACCTAAGAGATGAATCCTTACACTCATCTATAAACAGATTAACACCCTCTAGCTTTCCTATAGCCTTATCAACTCTGTTAAGCTCTCCACTCTCTAATGCACCCTTCATTATGTACCTGTTATTAACCTCACTCTCTAAGGAAACTAATCTTTGTAGTAACTGAGTATCCCCCATCTCGTAAGAGAATACTGCAGATGGAATACCTACCTTAGCACAGTTATAGCAGAAGGCTAAACCAAGTGATGTCTTACCCATAGATGAAGCACCACCAATAACAATAAAATCAGTCTCTTGCCACCCACCAGTGAACTTGTCTACTGATTGAAATCCTGTAGGTAGACCAACCATGTTTTCAGAGTCCATTCTTCTTCTTATATCATCATGCAGTGTCTTTAATTGCTTTTTAATATCAGGTATGTCACTACCCCTGACCTCAGATATAGACTTCATTTGCTCTTCTACGAACTCTATAACGTTAAATAAGTCATCACCATTATCAATCTTCTTTGTAGTAAGCTCTGCTAGTTTTTTAAGTCTTATCTTTTTATCCTCTTGAGATAAATATAGAACCATGTTCTTTGTTATGTAAGCATAATGATCAGAACTCATGCACTCAGCTACCCTGAGGTCCACAAGAGGATCTTTAATAGCAGATGATATTATAATCATATCAACTTTATCACCTTTGTCTAGCCTTTCAGATACAACTTTATATATCTTCCTATTTAAAGGATCGGTAAATATCTCCTCAGATATAAGGCTATGACAGTCGTAATAGTCTCTTGGACTAGACATTATCTTACCGATAAGCCTCATCTCCATATCCATATTATCTTTCATCTGTAATATATTTAGGTTTAACGTATCGGTTAGATTTCTTTTTATTTACATTAACTTCATCTTCCCATCCTCTAGAATTAAGCCAAGTTCTAGGAAACTTTCTATAAGTTCTATCAGGTGTTGATTCAACATAAACCTTAACTCCTTTTATCGCCTCTCCCATTTCATTTAAGGTTAAATTCATAAACGATTTCCTTGTGTTGGGTTTGTCTTTTTTGTAATCATACAAATTCCAAAACATCTCAAATGCTTTTTCTTTTCTTTGATTTTCAGTCTTAGGCTTAGACTTTCCAGTGAGCCTTAAATCTATAGTGTTAAAGTGATTAACAATATTATTAAAAACACAACTAGATTCTATCTCGTTATTATATACAGATCGGTGTGTATTAGTTGAGGTGTGAAAGTTTATACAACTACCATCTACCTCAATAAATTCTACCTTATCTATACTTATAATGTCTGTGTCTGATATTCTGTACTTCATAGTTTTTTTTGGTTGTTTAAAAATAAAAGAGGCTGACTTGCATACTGGCGGTAGACACATAAGATCTACCTCAATAGACGTACACTTATACAAGAAAAATCTTCATACGCCAGCCTCTTTTAAATTAGAATGGTAAGTCGTCAGCTACTGCTTCTTTCTTAGCTTCAGGTTTCCAAGTGTCTACCTCAACGTAGTGTGTTTTACCATAATCATCAGCACCATTACGTTTTTTTACAACCTTTAAGGTTACAAATTTATCACCTGTTTTACCATCGAAGATATAATCTCCAGCTTCTTGTTTCAATTTAGTTAAATTCAAAGAGAACTGTACTAAATCTCCATCAAATTTTTCTACTCCGTTTCCAACGTAGATTTTTTCTTTTGTTTTGTTACTCATAGCTTTCAGCTTTTATAAAATAATTAACTAGTGCCTTCCTTTCTGTTGTTTTTATATACTTAGCAATCCTTCTAAGATGTTTAACTTTAAACTCATCAGGTTTCTCTAAGTATTTGTCTAGGGTAGGTCGGCTTAACCCTAATCTTTCTGCAAGCCAAGGCTTGTATATTTTACTTTCTTTTAATTTATCTTTCAATGTCATAGCGTTTCCATTATTAAATGTTGTTCAACGATCTCCTCGTTATCTATGAAGAATCTTCTGTAAACATCTAGTAGATACTTATACTCTTGTCTACCCCTCTTTACAAACTCATCTCCAGCATAAAATATAGAAACATTATAAGGTCTCTCTTTTTCCTGAGTTATAAATACAAACTCATCACAACCAAAACCATCCATATAAAAGGCTGATTGTCTATCATATCCATACTTCTTACAAGAGTTAGAGAATCCATAGAAGCTACCATCTGCAGTAGTTTTTAAGTCTACCAACAACTTATCATTACGATAGTCTGCTTTACCCTTACAGAAAACATTTGTATCATCATCCTTCCAAGCGTTAGCTATCTCCCTCTCTCCTTCTGATTGAAGAAGATCTCTAACTTCAGAATGACTAAATAATACATCTTGCATATACATAATCTTATCGTATTCTTTTTGTAAGATTATTGTAGGTGCTTTAGGGTTATTTTCTTTGAACTCTTTAAAGCCTTTAGTAGTTCTTGTAGCAGAATCAAAAACTAAAACTTTATTGTTAAAGTCATTAGGCTCTAACATAGCTACATGATATGCTCTACCAAAGATCATAGGCATAGTCTCCTTGTTAAGTTCAGGATTATCCCTCATCATCTTATAAGTTCTAACATCCTTCTTTATTAACCCTAACTGCGAGTTCGTTACAAACTCGTAGTCAGAGTAATAAAAGGAGTCATCGACTAGTTTCTTTATAAACTTATCTAAACTCATTACACTAAAGTCTTAGATATTTTAAGGACTTTATCAAGATTATCTTGTTGATTCTTAGTCATAGTGTATCCAGCCATCTTTTGCTCTACTACACTACCTTTACCATCCTCAATAGCCTTCATCATACTCTTGTATTGAGAGTCCGTTAGCTTAGGTTTAGATGTAATTTTCTTATTTGAACTCATACGAGTACCTTTAACAGCCATGTTGCCATCATCATCATCTCCTGTAACTACACCAACAAATGATGCAAGTGCGTACCTTCTAGCATAAGATATAGCAGAGCCTACACCATGTGCATCTTCTTTTGCAGGTATATAACATGTTGATGCTAGGTACTCTCCACTAGAATGTGATAGGATTGTTGTTACACCACCTACATCAGTAGGCATTTGAATAATTGCTAACTCGTTATCTGCTAGTAGCTTACGAACAGAGTCCCATACTGATCCAAGATCGGCATAGCTTGACTTGAAGAAAGGGTTTTTTGAGTTTTCTTTTGCAGGTCTTAATTGAGACTGCACTTTCGATAAGGCAAGGGTTAGCTTGCCAATTGTTTCTGACTTTTCCATAGTTTTTGGTTTTTAAATTTAATTAACTTCTGATGCAAATATAGTAAATTATTTTACATATTACTATATTATTTCTAAAATATTATAAGATATATCTTTAGGCATTAATGTTTAAGTAAGTTCTCCAGCATTTCTTTTTCGTATTGCATAGACTTTGTAGATAAATTCTATTAAAGATAATTCTTTTTCTAGTAATTCCTCAAGGTCTTTGTTGCTAAAAGATCTATCTACTGCATCTATTATGTTATATATTTTAACTTTATTATTTGATGTGTCTAACTTAAATAGTTTTTTACCTTTCAAAAGGGATTGTATATTATTTATATCATTAATTATAGGGTTTATATATTTCCTCTGTATTTTAGCGTATAGAACATACTTAGTACAGGGGTCTTTCTCTCCCCTCATCCAAACTTGGTCTACATCAATTGTCCTTACTTGGTTGTTCATCTTATTTAAATTTATGATTTAAGGTGTTGTAAAATTGGGTTAGTAGGGTCAAGACCTTTAATTACACTTACTAACTCATCAATGTCCATCTCCAAGTCCGTAACGATACTACGTTTGATTTCGTTTTCTAATTTAAGCTCTGCCTTGAGTTCTTTATTTTGTTTTTCTAAAGCCTCTATTCTTATTCTTTGAAATTCTTCTACTTCCATAATTATTTTTTTTACTTTGTTTATATTTCCTTGATGCACCCATGGGTGATTATTAAAGTCCACCATTATTCTAGTTTTCTAATTATTTTGTTAAACTCTGTCTCTGTTTTTAAAGATATATCTTTTGATATTTTTTTGAAGTAATCAGACCTACCTACCTCTCTAGATTGCATATCTAAAAAGTCTACTATCAAATCTCTAATTTGTTTTAGAACTTGAGCATCCCTCATCTTTAGTTCAAACTCTAGCATAGGTAGGGAGTCAAGGGAGTTGAATTTAGATGAGTCTACTTCCCTTACCATCCATATCATCCTACTTATAAATTGTTGTCTAGTTTCCACTATAAATGTCCCCCATATATTTTTTTACCCTTAACAACAACATCATACCTCATTTCTTTTTCAGTGTTTTCACACATACCTTTGTATTTATCCAAACCATCTCCGAATATAGCCTCTTTCTTTTTCATTTCTTTATCAATCAGATAATCAATATCTTCATTGAGCCAAAGCCAATTTTCTATATCTTCTATTTCTACACCTTTAGGTACTTTAACTTCGATTTCTACATATTTGTGAAAGACTCTCCTTTCACTTACTATTACTTTTCTCATGTCTTTTAGTTTTAAGGTTAATTTAATTCTACTTTTATGTATATATTAAACACATCCCCATAGTCTCCTATATCTGAGTGTACTACGTTATCTTCTCCAACACATACAATACACCTATCACCATCTAATGCCATTTCTATAAATGAATTTATCTCTTGAACATCTTTATATTCTTCATACCACTTAAGGCTACTCGCTTGATATAAGATAATATCGTTAGACTTGTCTATCGTAGTACCATTACTAATTTCCTTCCACCTCTGTGTGTGGTGTTTCTTTTTAAACTTATAACTATACTCACCCTCTGCCATAAGGTTATGTCTAGTTAAAAGTATATCCATCTTTTCTTCATCTTTCTTTGGTACTGCTATATGTACCTCGCTTGTATATCCCATAATTAAATGTATTTTCTTATTAGTTTTATTTTTTCTGTATCCGTTAGTTCTTCACTATCCAATATATTTATTAGATAACATTCAAACTCTTCGTTGCTCATAATTTCTAGTTGTTTTGGTTATAATCTTTAATAAATTTTATTACTGCTTTATATGTATCTGTTATAGACTTTGTATCTAAAGCATTCTCTATGTTCTCCATATTATCTTCATGTTCATATTCTAAATGACGAATTTTCTCTATCACTGGCATAAGCCAATCCCAAGACTTATCAAAAGATAATTCTTCTCCTTCATACCATGTACAATGATACTTTTCATCATAAACATGATAATCTGTAAAATGGTAGTTTACTAAGCCACTTTTAAATTCTTTCCTTTTTAACTCTAAAAATTCTGCTATAAGTTTATTCGTCTTCTCCATAACTATTTTCTTTCATTGCTTGTTGTGTTTCTCTTACGATCTCCATGTGTTTCTCGTTATCGGGATTGAACTCCTCTTTCTTCTTATATAAGGCGTAACGATATTCTTCATCAGCCATTCTACCTCTTAGCTCTCTCTCTATGTTTATACCTTCCATAAAGCCTTGAGCCATCTGTATAAATAATTCTTTAGTTTTTCCCATTGTTATAATCTTTAATAAATTCTACTACTGCATCATAAGTATCACCCATTTCAGCGACTTGAAGGTGGTGCATTATGTCTGACATCTGACCATCTTCAGCTACATCAAAGCATTTATGTATGACAGGCATAAGCCAATCCCAAGATTTGTGGTATTGTAGTTTGTCTGCATACTCACTCCCATTTTTACTTGGAACAGGGCAGTAAATATCTCCTACTGATTTTATGTGAGTTTTTTCTGCACCCATAAATTCTGCTATAAGTTTGTTATTTTCTTCCATAATATTAGTCTTTTGCGTTGTTAATTATTGTATGCTCCATATCGTTTACGGAGTTTGTGTTTAAGTAGTCGTATAGGAAGTCTGTAATATCTACTGCACTCATTGTCTTTCTACAATGAAACATAATACTATTGACTTCTAAATCTTCGTTGGTAACGTAGGCATCCACTACTACTTCGTAGTCTTTACCCTCTTGCAAAGTTGTTTGTGTATTCATAGTTTTTAGTTTTTGGTTAGGCAATATTAGTAAATATATTTTACATGTGCAAATTTAATCTTTAATTTCATAATTGTTAATTTTTTTAAATTCCTTGACTTTTTAAAATATTTCTTGTAACTTCGTTTCCCTAAAGTAATGGTGGCAGTTGAGACATACCCCTCAAATGTTAAGAAATATATAACTCTTTTGGTGGCAATGTCCGACCTAAGTGAGACCACATCGGGTATAGGGAGGAATGCTCACCAAAACTAAAGAGACAACCACACTCATTACGTTTGTGTATAAGCCCATACTATATTCTATTGGTAATAGGTACTATACTTCGTAATAGTATGATTCAAATTGTTGTTTCAAGGCTCTCCCCTCTCTTGTGTTAAACCCATAGTTATGAGAGACTATCCCACTACTTATAGGTAGTGGTCTATTCTCTACCATAAAGAAGAAGATGTCCTCTGCTTTTATATCGTGTAGGTTTGCAAGTTCTGAACAAGCGTATTCCATATTGTCCATGTCGTGTACTACCTTACCATAGTTATCCATAAGGTATTTGTGCATTTGTTTTGCTTTCATAGTATTAGTCGTTTAATAGGTTGTCTGTATTGTTTAGTTTTTCCATTTGTTTGATAGCGTGGAGTAGTCGCCAATGTTCATCTTTTGTACCATTGTTATCAATATAGTTGATAATATCCTGCACAGATGATAGTGAATTGATGTCTGCGTTCCAATTCGTGTTTAGGTTTAGAGGCATACGAATCATTTTAGATTGTAGGTAGCCTATTGTTGTGTAACTTCCCATAGTTTATTTAGTATAAGTATTAATATTTAACTCGTTAGCTTTAAGTCTGAAAAAATATTGTTCAGATGTAATTATGTTTCTAACCCACAAACTTATCAAGTGTTTTGGATTGTTATTTTGCTTCTTCATAGTTTCTATTTATTTTTGTTATTATTTTCTTCGTGTATTTCCATTAGTTTATCTACAATAAATTCTTCTATCTCATCGTATTTGCAATCAGTAAAGTGGAATATTTCACTATTGTGGTCTAACTCAATTCCTAATAGTTCTGAGAACTTATCAAATATTTTATTATCGCTTAATATTTCTTCCACAAATAATTGCATTCTAAATTTATTACCTCTTATTTCGTGTGGTTTAAGATTCTGTATCATAGTTTCTAGTTTTTGGTTATTTTATATTGTTTGATTCAAATAAGTTTATTATTGATTTATTTACTCTATTGTTGTATTCTGATATTAATGTTTTCGCAGTATTATAATCGCACCCCGAATAATCTTGTATCTCGTTATCATCCCCTACAAAAATTTCTATGTCGCAGTCGTATATATAATCCCAACCGATAAATTCTTGTCTGAACATTCTTGCTTTTTTGTGTAATAGTGTCATAGTTTCTAATTGTTTAGGTTAAGGGAGCATTACGCTCCCATTGTAAAAGTGTTGTTTTTATAATTTGCATCAATAAACTTGAAACAATTTCTTATTTCGCTTTTATCATCCGATAACCATTCCCCTCTAAAATCTGAATCTTTAACCTTAAGAGAGTAAATATATTTGTTGTTAATGAACGATACAGAAATTGTTACATTGTTTCCGTTGTTAGTGCGAGTTTCGAATTGTTTAGTCATAATAAATAAAGTTTTAATTAATGATTGATGTTGCAAATATTATAATTAGTTTTTACATACACAAATAAAATGTAAACTTTTTTTACATATTAATATTGAAGATTATATCTAAACTCAACAATAGCAAGGGATTGAGAGGGTAAAATTTTTTTTAGATTGATTGTATATTTTCGGGGTTGGTGTGTTTGGTGGGGAGATTATGCCCCCTCTCTCTACTACTTTCTCTATAATAGTAACTGCGATACACTCCATTTAAGATGTGTTAGGAGCAATGTAAAGCAAAGTTTCGGCATCTTGTTATATATATCTAGTATAGTTAGATATAGTTAGTGTGATGAGCTGAAAATAGAAACGACATTTGTATTCTGTGTATTGTATTTTAGTTTGGGGACCCCGTTTGCGGTTTCGGGTTTCGGTGTGCGTGTGTCGACCCCTATATACATATATAACCCCCACCTTTTTTACTTCTCAAAAAATTTTGTACATTGCAAAAAATTTATATCATGGCAAAAGCGATTAAAAAAAACAAACCTGTTAAGGGTGTTAGCACAGAGGGTCTTACATCTAGACAAGCAAAAACACTTCAAAAACATTCAGTTCACCACACTAAAAAACATATAGCTGCAATGGTTAAGGCTATGAAGGCTGGTGCAACATTTGGGCAATCTCATAAAAAGGCTCAACGTAAAGTTGGAACTTAATGCCTAAATCTGTTAAAAAAACAAAAAGTGTTAGAGCTCCTTTTGGATTTCATTGGATTAGAAAGGGATTGGATAGATATAGTCTAGTCAGAAACAAAGGATCTTTTGTTCCTTATCCTGGGGCAAGTCTTACTGTTAAATTCAAAGTAGAAGAAAAAAAATAAAATGCCTAGAGCTGTTAAGAGAGATCCAAAGGTTGGTACTGGTAAAAAACCAAAAGGTTCTGGTAGACGACTCTACACTGACGAGAATCCTAAGGATACTGTTAGTATTAAGTTTGCTACTCCTTCAGATGCTAGGGCAACTGTTGCTAAAGTAAAGCGTATTAATAAACCATACGCTAGAAAGATACAGATATTAACTGTAGGTGAACAACGTGCTAAGGTCATGGGTAAAAGTGAAGTTGCTAGTATATTTAAGCGTGGTAAAGAATCTATAAGGAGAAATAGAAATGCCTAAAGCTTTGAAAAAAAAGTTATACAAAAGAGCAAAGAAAAAGTTCCCTAAAGACAAGAAGCTTCAAGATAGGTATGTATACGGAACTTTAAATAAAATTAATAAATAATGTTTGGAAGTATTTACAGTATGATATACAACGTATTTTGGATTACTGATGATTTATGTGTTGTAGTGTGTCAAGATACTTTTGGAAACGTTATTAGTATATCATCTAACGATGAGTGTTAAAGACACAAAGACAGAGCAGCTAGGAATGAATCCTGGAACTGCTTCAAATAGACTTAAGAAAAACCTACTATTTGAGTTTGCAAAGAGACTAGATATGCACTGGTGTTATCAGTGCGGTGCAGAAATAAAGGATTGTGACGATTTCACTATAGAACACAAAACCCCTTGGCTTCATTCAGAAGATCCCAGGGGTTTATTTTTTGATATTGACAACATAGCTTTCTCGCACAAGAGTTGCAACTATAAAGCAGCTAGAAACAGAAAGGGTAAACCTTGTCCTTCAACGACAGCTTATAGAAATGGCTGCCGATGTGAAGGATGTGTAAAGGTTCAAAGTGATTATAGAAAGTCTTGGGAAAAGAAGTCTTAAGCTTCTGTACCAAATACCATAAACTCAACTATAGTTCCACTAGTTACAGCAAAAGCTTTTAAATCTATAGAGTTATTTACAGGCATAAAAGCAAACTCTCCACCTTGTAATTTTAATAGTATAGGGTTTCCAGATGTAGTAGCATCATATATTAATACGTGATCTGTAGTAGTAGTATCTGTGTTTTTTATGTATACATAAGCAGGGGCTGTAAAGTCTGCTGCTGTGTGTATTGTAACCTGACCAGATGCTGTACCTTTAGCTGTAGATGTTATAGCTTTACGAGCTAAACCTGTAGTTGCAGTTGCAGATATAGACTTGTTTAAGTTTAGACTTAGAGACTGAGATGTTAAGTCTGAACTTGATATTGTTAATTTTGTTGTTACTGTTGCCATTTTATTTTAAATTATGTGTGTTTGCAAATATATGAAATTATTTTTATTGTTTCTTATTAAGGATTAGAATCATATTCAGCACTTGTTGTACCCAAATATGTTCCCCAATCATACTCAACTACTGTGCTTACATACCAAAAAGTATTACCACTTAAGTCAGTATCATTCTGTATTGATATAGTCACTAAGTCTCCTGAGTCAAAATGTTTAGCGTTACTAAATGCAAAGTGAAACACATGATAATCATCAGTAGACGTAACAGCTAATGTTTCTGTTTCTTCTTCTGTCCAATTTGATGTGCTAAATTGATTAATGTTTGGTGCTATAGTATTAACACCTATAGTCATATTACCAGAACCTGTAATACTTGATGTTCTAACAGTTACAGAAACAATTCTACCGTCACAAGGCATTAACATTGCAGCTTCTTCTTGATATATTGTAGTTTGTTCATTAATATCTTTAAATGGTAAAAAATGTTTTGTTGTACCTAAATCATCAAGAAAACTTTGTGAGTATATTTCTCTTTGCTTTCCTGTTATTATACCTGTAACAGTTAAATTACCTGATTGGTCTAAATCTAAAGTTGTTGTGGCATTATTAGCCATTTTAACTTTAAAGTTACCCTCATCATTTCTCATTACAAGGTCATCCCCTGTACCAACCATACCAATGGCATTTGTTCCAGCAGTTGAGTTATCTGAAACCCTTACCATACAATCAGCATCTGTACTAGAAGCGTTAATAGCTACATTACCTGTAGTTGAGTTTATAGTTAACGCATTGGCTGCTCCTGTTATATCTAAGTCTGCACAAGATAAAGTTCCACCTATAGATGTATTACCACTAGAATCAAAGGTTATACAGGTAGTACCATCATCGTCTTTTATATCGTTACCTGTAACAGTAAGATCTCCGTTTACAGTAAAGTTTCCTGCAGATGCAGTTGCTGTAGCAGCATTACCAGTTGTGCTTTGATTTAATGTAGGAACATTGTCAGCGTGAATATTTCCATCTCCACTTACAGTTAAATCAACTGGTATATCGTTTACAACTAAATCTATTGTACCGTCACTATCCTGGTATGTAGCGGATATTCTTGTTTCTGTATTTCCAGTAAACATTGCACCAACAATATCCTGAACCTCTTCATTTGTAAGTTGAGTATTGGTATCAGCTGTCATGTCATCTACCACAAGATCAATAGTGCCATCACTGTCTTCATAGGTTGCACTTATCCTAGTCTCAGTGTTAGATGTAAACATAGCACCTACTATGTCTTGAACTTCTTCAGTAGTAAGTTGTGTGTTGGTGTCTGTAGCTACAAGGTCTATTGTTCCGTCAGAATCTTGATAAGTAACTGTAATGTTGGTTTCAGTATTACTACTAAACATGGCTCCAACAATATCTTGAACTTGTTCTGTAGTTAGCGTGGCTCCACTAGAGCTAAGTTCAACCTCTGAAACCTCGTTACTTTTAAAGTATAGCTTTCCGTCTGCAGACTTAATATATACTACACCACCATCTCCATCTACTGGAGTTCCTGGCACTGAAGATGATTCTTTTATCTTTACAGAGTCAGCTTTAATATCTCCGTAAAAATCAAAAAGGCTACGTTGTAGTAGCCCTTTCTTAAAAATCCTCATCACTCTTCGACCATAGTCGGTGACTACCTCACCTATACCATTTTTCTTTGGTGATTTCATTTAGATTTACTTTTTCATTTTAGCACCGTACATTGCTTTTTTTTTCATCTTAGCACCATACATAGCTTTCTTCTTCATCTTAGCACCGTACATAGCTTTCTTCATAGAAGCACCATACATCATTTTGCCTTTTGCTCTTACCATTTTAGCCACAGCTTGCTCACGAGACATCCCTCCACCAGCTTTTGACATATAGTATTTTACTAATTGTGGTCCTGATGTTGCTTTTTCTGCAATTCCTTCTTTAGCTTGAACAGCTTCTCCTCTTCTTGAGGATTTTACTTTTGGAGTTGAAAGCAATGGATTTTTAGGTTTGCTATCTTTTTGAAGTTTCTTAGCCTTAGCATCCATTTCTGCTTTTTGCTTCTTAGTAATCTTACCACCATTCTTTAGCATTTTGTCGTCTTTCTTCATACTTTCCATCATCTCTTTACTTCCCATACGACCACCTATTTTCATGTAACCCATTTTATTTCGTACACTAGTTGGTAGCTTAGATAGACCTTTGGCATTAGAAGGAACTGGTTTTAGCTTACCACCTTTTTCCATCATCTTCATTTTCATTTTACCCATTGCTGCACCGCCTGGTGCTTTTTTTACTGCTTTCATTTTTTTTGTTTTTACAGGTGCAATCATTATAGCTAGAGCACCACCATTTCTAGCGTTAATATCTTTTTGTTTACGTTTAATCATTTTTTTTGTAGTACCATCAGCCATCATTCTTTCGTATACTTCTCCAAACCCAACACTTGCTCTAGACTTTTTATTAGCTATAGCTCTTTTAGTTGTAGCTTGATCTTTCTTCTGCTGCTCTCTAAATTTTTTCATTTCAGCTGATTTCTTAGCAGACTCCTCTGCAGAAGCTAATCCAGACATTCCAGGACTCATAGCTTTTTTAACTTTAGCAGCTTCTCTTCTAACTTTTAAGTTCGCCTCTCTTTTAGCTCTATTTTTAGCTCTTAACTCTTGTAAAGAAGTTTTTTTAGCTAACTCTTCTGCTTGTTTTCTTGCTCTTCTTTTTTTTAAAAGTTTTACCATTTTATATTTCTTCTGTCCCTTCAAGGACGTTATAAAATTTATTAATCAACCTGTGTGTTTTACTTGTTACACGATATTGATTAGGTTGATTTGAGTTCCAAGCTCGTTTTTCAAAAACAAATATGTAGTCACGTTTAACTAACTCAGGAAACATCCTATCGTTAAAGTTTTTACTAACGTACATATTTTCTCGTATAAACCTTTTGGTAAAAGATCCTTTCTCATCATTTATAAAAAGAAGGAACCTCATTTGATTATCCGTAAGGTCGTACTTTCTTTGGAAGGAGTACAGGGTATCACTAAGATACTTCAAGTAATTCCTCATTGTCTTAGATTAAATTAGGTCAAAGATAATAATTTTATTATAATTAAAAAATTATCATTACATTTGCGTATAAAATAAAAAATTAAAATAAAAATATTATGTCTCAATTTAGAGGAAAATACAGAACAGTAAAAGTTTCACCAAAATGTGTAGCAGCATCAGTAGCTAATGGAAATATAATATTTCCTCCAACTGAGATACCTGGAGCATGTCATCCAGGTGGCACATCTTTATTAAAGCAAATTAGAGTTTTTGATAAAGATGATTTAGCCGCAGATTTAGAGTTGTTATTTTTTGAAACCTTAGCAGATACAGAGTTTGTTGATTATTCAACTTCTACAACATCTGTAAATTTTACAATAAGTGGAGGTAACGCTACAGATACAGAGGTTGAAGAAGCTAATCCATTAGCTTTCTTAACTATGGATATATCAGAATATGCTGATACAACTGTAGCTGGGGGCACCATTATAAAGAATAAAGTAGATTTTTCACAAAGTAGATCTACTTACGATTCTGGTAATTTAGACATATTTGTTAAATCTAATCCAAGTCAAGCTTTAATAGATACAACTATTACTCGTGATAGTCAAACAATACCTAAAGGAATACCAGGTTCCATATTTTTTATGGGCATCTCTACAGCTACTAAAACATACACTAATACATCTTATACTTTTGAGTTTGTATTTGAAATATATTAATAATGGAAATATTTAAAAACGATAACGCTTGGAATGAGAAGGCTATCGTAGGTTTTATAGCATTTGCTATTATGTGTCTTATAATGATAGCTGACCTTGTTACAGGATGGGTAGGGTCAGACCTAGTAATAAACGAGTTTGTATACGACTCCTTCGTGTGGGTTGTGTTAGGCTCGTTTGGCATTTCTGGCGTAGAAAAATTTGCTAAAAAATAATGGCGAAAGCTGTAAAGAAAGATAATAGATTAAAAAAAGCTGGAGTATCTGGATACAATAAAGCTAAACGTACTCCTAATCATCCTACTAAATCACACATAGTTGTTGCAAAGGAAGGTGATAAGATTAAAACTATACGTTTTGGTCAGCAAGGTAAAAAGGTAGGGTCATTGTCTGGAACTGCAGGTAAACCAAAAAAAGGTGAGTCAGATAAAATGAAGAAAAAAAGAGCCTCATTTAAAGCACGTCATGGTAAAAATATAGCTAAAGGTAAAATGTCTGCAGCTTATTGGGCTGATAAAGTTAAATGGTAATATGGCACAAGCAATAAAAAAAGCTAAAAAAGGTAGCACTGTAAATAAAGCAGGTAACTATACAAAACCTGAAATGAGAAAGCGTATATTCAATAGAATAAAGGCTGGAGGAAAAGGTGGAGCTCCAGGTCAGTGGTCTGCTAGAAAAGCTCAGATGTTAGCTAAAGCTTATAAAGCTGCAGGAGGTGGCTATAGAAACTAATGAAGGCTTTAAGAAAATCACAAAAAAGTTTAAAAGATTGGGGAGATCAGGATTGGGATTATGTCAGTAAAGAAGATGAAAAAAAGCCTGTAAGCCAAAGAGGTAGATACCTTCCTAAATCTGTTAGAGAATCTTTAAGTCCTAGTGAAAAAGCTGCTACAAATAGAGCTAAAAAAAGAGCTAGAAGAAAAGGTAAGCAATTTGCAAAATACAGTAAAAAAGTAGCCCGAAAAGTAAGAAATGCGTAATGAAAAAAATATTTTATATAATACTATTTATAAGTTTAAACGCAAATTCTCAAGATAGTTTATTTGTAGATTGTGCAGGAAATGAAGCTCCTGAAAACTGGTTGGGTGATGGATTTTGTGATGATGGTTCTTATTCTTTTGATGGTGTCCCTATATATTTTGATTGCCCTGAGTTTCAGTTTGATGCTGGTGACTGTGATCCTCCTATAGATAATTCTGTAATACAGGGTTGTACAGATCCTGAGGCAATAAACTACAACCCACTTGCACAGGTAGATAATGGTGGGTGTGCTAATGTTTCTTGTGATGATGGTGAAGTAAAAATGTTATTAGAGGTTACGCTAGATCAGTATCCAGGTGAAACAGGATGGATACTTACAGATATATCTACGGGAGAGCCAGTAGAAAGTGTTATGGCAGGAGAATATTCTTTTGACCAGGCAAACTCTATGATACCTTATCAAATATGTGTGCCCGAAACAGGTGTTGAACTTATAGTAAGTGATTCATACGGTGATGGGTTAGCTGGATCTCAATGGGGTGGAACTGATGGTAACTTTGTTATTATGGGTGACCTAGAGCCTTGTGGTAGTCCTGATATTATATGGGAGCTGACTGAACCTAATTTTGGAAATGCTGCATACTCAGGAGTTATACAACTAGAGTATTGTGACATACCTGAAGTTTACGGTTGTACTGACAATACTTACTTTGAGTTTAATCCTTTTGCTACGCAAGATGATGGTAGCTGCGAAACACTACATATTTTAGGTTGCATTAACTGGACATCTTTTAATTACAATCCAGAAGCTACATTAAATGAAATAATTCCTGTTTGTGACTACAAGCTTGTAATAGAGGATGATGCTGCAGACGGGTGGGGTGAATCACACTTAGCCTTATTTCAAGGAGATAGTTTAGTTGGTATATATACAATGGGTCCTGGATATTATAGTCAAGAGTTTGATTTACAGCTTAAAACAAATAAGCCAATTGATGTGTATTATTTTGAAGTTGGACAACAACAACAACCTCAAGAAGAGGTGGAGTTTCAAACAATGCACAACTCTTTTTATTTAGAAAATTCAGAGGGTGTATACTTAATGCAGGGTGGTACTAATCCTTTTGCTAACAATGGTCAAGGAGCTTTGCAGCCTTTTCAACCTCCATTTTGGACAGTATATAGTGCTATGCCTTATTGTGGTGATTACTGTATACCAGTTATAGAAGGTTGTATGGAGCAGGATGCTTTTAATTACGATGAAGAAGCTAATACAGATAGCGGAGATTGTCTACCTGTAATCGAGGGCTGCACAAACAGTTTAGCATATAATTACAATGAAGAAGCAAATGTAGATGATGACTCATGTCAGCCTTATGTTTATGGATGTATGGATGCAAGTGCTTGGAATTACAATCCTTTAGCTAATGTTGCAGATGAATCTTGTCTTTATTTTGGGTGCACCGATCAGTTAGCTCTTAATTATGATAGCCTTGCTAATGTAAATAATGATAACTGTATATATCCTGTACCTGGATGTACAGATCCAAACGCCTTTAATTTTAATGTAGAATCTAATGTTAATGATGGTAGCTGCATTCCTGTAGTGATAGGATGTATGGACCCTACAATGTATAATTATAATGAAGAAGCAAATACAGCAAGCGATAATTGTATCCCTTTTATATTTGGGTGTACTGATACTACTGCTTTTAATTACGACCCTGTCGCTAACACTAATAATGAGTCTTGCATTCCAATAATTTATGGGTGTACAGATCCTAACGCTTTTAACTACGACTTAGAAGCAAATACAGAGGACTTCTCTTGTATTGATATAATGTATGGCTGCACTGATAGTACAGCCTTTAATTATGATACACAAGCAAATACTGATAATGGTAACTGCATAGATGTATTAGAGGGATGTATGGATCCTTTTGCTCACAATTATGATGCTGTATATAATACAGATGATGGAAGCTGTTTGTATGATGCAGGTTGTGTTGGAGGTCCTGGGGTTCCTTACTGGCTAAATGATACGTGTTATGCTTGGGTTATTATGGTTGACCCATATTGTTGTAATAACAACTGGGATGACAAGTGTCAACAATTGTATTGGAGTTGTAGCGGAGATAGCGATCTTTATACTAGAGATTTACTTAGAGGTCATAACATAGTTATGTATCCTAATCCTATGAATGACGTATTAAATATATTAACAAATGGTCCTGTAGCAATAAAAGTACATGATGTATCAGGTAAACTTGTTGTTAAAATAAAACAAAGTCAAACACATAAAGGTTTAAACCAGCTAGATGTAAGTTTACTACCTTCTGGGATTTATAATTTTAGTATAACGTATGAAGGTAGAACGACAACTGCAAAAGTATTAAAGAGATGAAAAAATTATTACTAATATTGTTATTCATTCCTTTAATAGGAAACTCTCAGAGTTTACATAAAATATTTAAATATTCTACATTTTATGCTGCAGTCAATGGTGGAACATCTTTAGGGGATAATCAAGTTTGGTCTGTAACATCAGGATCTCTTGAGGAGAATGTAATAGAAACTCCATTTGATTATACTTTTTCTATAGGTATAAGAAAAATAAAACGATTTGGATATGAGAATAGAGCTTTAACTTTTTATAACGGTACAGAAAATTCATACAGTGATGCTGCTACAATTGGTAGAGTAGATGGTTTTGAGTATTTATTTGAAGCTGACTTTGTAAGACGTTTAGGTGTAAATTATACTAATCAGCATCATTTTGTAAGGTATGTAGCTGACAATTGGGTTGCTAAGGTAGAATATTTAGAAGATGGTTTTGCTGATATAAAATATTTTGAAGCCTCACAAAGATACAGAAAACAAGTAAGGGAGGGCAAGCTTTCGTTCAACGGGGGTTTAGTGCAAAGACTTGCCGAACCTTACGGGTTTGATCCTTTATCTGACTGGGTACTTGATAATGGTACACTTCATTATACATACCTTGCTCTTCAAGAAGGATACAACATTACCCTAGGGGGAGAGTATTTTTCACCTGACGGAGAGCTTGTAGCAAACAGTCAAGAGGTATGGGAAGAGGTTGTTATACCACAAGTTATAAATAATTATGTAGAAAAACAAAGAAATTCTATATCTAATATTGTAGAGTACTCTTTTGTTTTAGGTTTAGACTATTATCATTTTACAAAAGATTTTTGGTTTCATACTTGGGGAAACATTATGCCTTACCACTTAGACACTGATAATATATACTCTTATCACAAGTTTAATAATGGTCAATGGATAGACTACTCTCTTGGTTTAATATACGGTTATAGATTTAATAAAAGTTTAGGTATATTTGTAGAGGGTAGATACAATAAGTATTGGAACAGACAGTGGCACAACTTTAGTGTTGGCCTTAATTATGTAATATTTTAATCATGGCAAAAGAATTAAGCGAAGAAACATCATTTAATATAAGTTTAAAAACACTAGCAGGTATTGCTGTTCTTATATTTACATTGGTTGGGATGTGGTTCACACTTCAAAATGATATAGCAGATGCTAAGGAACTACCTCTTCCTCCTGATCCTGAAATTACTCGTATGGAGTATGATATGAAAGATCAGCTTATTAGACAAACTATTATGACCACTCAAGAAGATGTAAAAGAGATAAAAAGTCAAATGATTAGAATGGAAGAGAAGATTGATAACTTAAGATAGGGTTATGAAAAACTTACTAATTACATTTTTCTTTATATCATTATTATCTTTTGGTCAAGACTTTCCTGATGGAATGGTGGCTGTTGAGTTTAATGCTAGTTTTAATAAGTCTAACGAAGTTAGTTGGCTTCCTAAGCTTACGGACTGTGAAATAGAAAGAGTTGATATAACAGCAGACGCAAGGTGGTCTAAAGAATATAAGATAGTAGTTGTTCCTACTATTGTAATATTTAATAACAATGAAGAAGTAAAAAGATTTCAAGCAAATATAATGATGACTATGGAAGCTACTAAGAGTGAAGTTCAGAACTCTATAGACGAAATAGTAATGGAAGCATTTTAAATTTAAATTATGAGTTTAAGTAAAAATTTTTCTCGCTCAGAGATAGAACACAGTAACACAGCAAAAAGATTAGGTATTAGTAATGAAATGTCTGAAAAACATTTGGAAAGCATGCAAAGGCTTATTGATAATCTCATTCAACCTATGCGTGACGCTATTGGTCCTATTCGTATTAGTAGTGGTTATCGCAGTCCGAAACTCAATAAAGCTATTGGGGGATCATCTCGCAGTCAGCACAGCAAAGGTGAAGCTTTGGATTTGCAGTTTTGGGAAAAAGGAAAAATGAATAACAAAGTTATTTATGACTGGGTATTAGAATCAGGTGTAGAGTTTGATCAAATGATAAACGAATTTGATTTTTCTTGGATACACATATCTCTTAAATCGAGAGAGAATAGAAGTCAAGTTCTTGAGGCCTACAAAAATGAAAAAGGAAAGACTGCTTATAAACTAGTTTAGTTATGAGTAAATTATTAAACTTTTTAGGTGGTGGTGTTGTAAAACAGGTTGGAGATGTAATAGATAATCTTAGTACATCTGAGGAAGAGAGATTAGAAGCAAAGCGTAAAATGGAGGAAGTTCTTATGCAGGCTGAATCGCAAGCACAAGAACAAGTTACTAGACGATGGGAGGCAGACATGAAGTCTGACAACTGGTTATCTAAGAATATTAGACCTTTGATATGTATATTTTTAACTGCAATTTTTGTAGTTTTGTCAGTGTTTGATGGTAATATAGGGGAGTTTGTTATTCAAGAAAGCTACATACCTATATATCAAACATTATTAATAACAGTATATGGAGCTTACTTTGCAGGTAGGTCTATAGAAAAAATAAGAAAAAAGTAAATGAGTAATTTAAAAGGAAAATCTATATCCTCCACTTATAAGAATCTATTACAAACTTCTGTAGAGTTAACAGATGGTAAGTTAAAAGATGTAGAGACAGGTGCTGGTAACATCACTTCATTGAAGGTGTCTACAGATAAAGTTTCTGTAACTAAATTAGGTGTAGGTACAGGATCATCAACTCCTGATGGTTTACTTCATGTTTTATCAGTTAGTGCAGGGGCAGTAAATGCTAGCTCTTTTGCTAACCAGGTAGTTTTAGAAAACTCTTCAGATTCTGGAATGTCTATATTATCTGGCACATCAAATTCTGGTAATATTTATTTTGGAGATGTAAACAAAAACAATGCAGGTCAGGTATTTTACGACCACTCTAGTGATTCTTTATCTTTTGCTACAAATGGATCTGAAAAAGTTAAAATTGATAAAGATGGAAATCTTAAAGTAAGTGGTACAGTATCTCAGTCAGATGATAGATTTGAACTTGTAGAGTACTTTGAAAAAGTTCCAAGCTTAGGCATAACAGATGCTCAAGTTAGTCAAGCTACTGACGCTACAACTGCAGTTACTTTAAATGCTAAATATGGTATAATAACAATGCAGTCAGTTGACTTAGCTGCTACAGATACTGTAGAGTTTACTTTTAATAATGCTCACATATACGGAGCAACATCTCAAGTTTTAGTTACTTTACAAGATGGTGGTACTATAGTTGATAACGCTATGGTTAATGTTATCGTACATGATATAGCTGATGGTAGTTGTAAAATTAGAGTTGGTACTAATGGTACTGACATTGCAGCTCAAGTATTTAAATTATTTTTTATAGTAGATCCTTACATTATTCCTAATCAAAACTTTGTTTTAGGAGGAGTTAGTGGTGGTTCTTTACAAGTGTCTTCTGGATCTGGAAGACCTACAAATTTTGCTGGTATTAAACTAGCTACAGGAACAACTGATAATGATTTTACTGTTTTAACACCTAGAGATGCAGAAACTGAAATGCCATCTGGTCATGATTCTTCTGCTTGGTCTTCTGTTCCTTTCGGTACAGAAAATAAAATAGAGTTTTCTTGTGGTATATCTACATCAGTAACTATAACTGAAACTGCTATATGGGCTGGGTTAAAATTAACAGAAGTTGGTACTATTGCTACAGACGCAGATCAAGCTTATTTTTTATACTCTAGTGATGATGATGCACAAACAGGGACTTTAACAACAAATGGTAATTTACATTTTGTATATAGTGTAGGTGGAACAGATTTTATAACAAACTTAGGAATAACAGTTACTACCAATACTGTTTATAGGTTAAGAATATCTTTTGATGAAAATAGAAAGATTAGTGTTTTTGTAAACAATGTTCAATATGGTTTAGTTACCACTGCAACAGCAGGTGGAGGAACTCAGTCAATAAGTACAACAAAATCTTTAGCTATGACTGACGACATAGATTTAGTACCTTTTGTTGGTATTCAAACTTTAACTACTGCAAGTAGAGGTATGCAGGTAGGATATGTAAAACTATCTAGAGATTTATTCGAGTAGTAAAATATATAATAAATTTAAATTAAAGAAAAATGGAAGCAATAAATCCTATTATAAGAAAAATAACAATAGGGGACTTAAAGCAAGGACTGACTTATCAGGTAGGTCAAAAGATGCTTGGAGGTTCACTAGAAGTCACCGCAATAATTCAAGACGAAGCGGCTTGGTATAAGCATCAACAAGTAGTGTATGATGTGTATATAAAAAAAGATGAAGAGGAGTTTTCAAGACCTTGGAAAAGGTTTTTTTCTCAGCCAACAGCAATAGAATACAATACTGCTGTTTTAGATGAGTACGAAGTAAAGTAAACTTAAATATAATCAAAAATGAAGCCAATTAAAGACATATACTGGATAGAGGTAGAAAAAGAAACAGAAGATACCATAATGTTAAACGGTGTAGAATTGTATAGAGATACCTCTTATGATCCTATGAGATTAGCAAGACAATATGGTACGGTGTATAAAACACCAATGCAAGACACTAAAGAAACTGGAATACAAGAGGGTGATAAAGTTTGGTTTCACCATTTTGTAGCAACAGATACGAATCATGTCAAGCATGCTGATAAGGATAATATATATCAAGCTTTTGCAGAGCAGATATACCTTGTTAAAAGAGAAGATGAGTATATTCCTGTAGGGGTATGGAATTTTATGGAGCAAGAAATGAAGGAACCAGAAAAAACTGAGTCTGGTATATTTTTAGAAACTTCAGCATCTGAAGTAGAGCTTCATGGAAAGGCAGTTATAATAAATGACTGGATGAAAGATCAGGGAGTTAAAGAAGGCGACAGAGTTATGTGGAGTGAAAACTCTGAATATGACATGAATATAGATGGACAAAAACTTCTTCGCATGCGTAACTTTGATGTCTTAGCAGTTTATGAAGGAGCAGAATAGAGATTATGCTCTTAAAACTTTAGAGAAGTTAATAGAAGCAAGTAAGGGAGCTGTAGATCTTCTTATAGAAGAGATAGGCAAACCTTTAATAGAAGAAGATGACGCTAAAAGAAGACAGGCTATAAAAGCAAAAAGAGAATGTTTTGAGGACTGTCAAGAAATTCTTTTAGGAATAAAAAACCTTGAAGATAGAATCAAGGAAGGAGAATCCTTAATAGAAGAGAAAAAAGATTTTAAAGGATCTTTTGCTGAACGGTATGCAAAAAAGTGATACTATATATCTAATAGAGGGCAGTGAAGGAGAGGTATTAGAGTTTGAAAACTTAAATATAATTTTACCTAAAAAACCTAGATATAAAAAAGATATACTATATCACAACCTACCTAAAAAACAACAAAGATGGGTTAGGCAGGATATACCAAAGGGGTTGACAAGAGAGAACGCTACAGATTATGTAGACTATATAGAGGAGGAGTTTAGAAGAAGAAGGGATGGTTTATGGTTTTACAACAATGGTGTTCCTACTTATATTACTGGATCGCATTATATGTTTATTCAGTGGAGTAAAATAGATGTTGGTTATCCTGATTACAGGGACGCTAACAGAACGTTCTTTATTTTTTGGGAAGCGTGTAAAAACGATAAGAACTCATACGGTATGTGTTTTCTTAAAAACAGACGTAGTGGTTTTTCTTATATGGCTAGTAGTGAGATAGTTAATCAAGCTACTCAAGTTTACGATAGTAATTTTGGTTTACTTTCTAAAACTGGTGCTGATGCTAAAACTATGTTTACAGATAAGGTAGTTCGTATATACAGAAACTATCCATTCTTTTTTCAACCTATACAGGATGGTTCTAGTAATCCTCGTGTTGAGCTTGCTTTTAGAGAGCCTGCAAAAAAGATTACTAAAAACCAAAAGCATATAGAAAAGTCTGAAGCTTTAAATTCTATAATAGATTGGAAAAATACTGCTGATAATAGTTACGATGGTATGAAGCTTAAACTTTTAGTACATGATGAAGCTGGTAAGTGGACAGGTCAAAACTCTATAAAGAAAAACTGGAGTGTAACTCAAACGTGTCTTTTATTAGGTAGAAAAGTGGTTGGTAAATGTATGATGGGTTCTACTGCTAATAAACAACAAGATGGTGGTGCAGAGTTTAAAGATATATTCTATGACTCAGATATGGGAGAAAAAGATCTTAACGGTAGAACAAAGAGTGGCTTGTACAAATTATTTATACCTGCTTATGATAACCTTGAAGGTTTTATAGATGAGTATGGATATAGTGTTATAGACACTCCTGATAAGCCAGTTATGGGTATTGACGATATGTATATTGATACTGGTGCTAGAGATTATATACAAAATAGAAGAGATGTTTTAAAAAATGATACTACTGCTTTATCTGAATTTAAAAGACAGTTTCCATTTACTGTAGAGGAAGCATTTAGAAATGACACACAAAGTTGTATATTTGATGTCGAAAGGATTTATCAGCAGATGGATTATAACGAAGTTAATAATACTCCTACAACAAGAGGAGAGTTTGTTTGGAAAAATGGCGTACAAGACAGCGAAGTTATATGGATACCTCACAGAAAAGGTAAATGGGAGATTACTTGGGTTCCAGAGATTCAAAACCAAAATGTTATTACATCTAGGTATAACAAGAAGTTCCCTGGTAAATCAGATGCTTTGGTTGCAGGATGTGACCCTTATGATCATGATACCACTACGGATGGTAGAAGGTCTGATGCTGCTGCTCATGTATTCCATAAGTTTAGCATGGCAAGTGATGCGTCTATGCAGTTTGTGTGTGAGTACATTAATAGACCTCCTAAAGCGGAGATATTTTACGAAGACATGATTAAGATGTGTGTGTTTTATGGATGTCAAATATTAGTAGAGAATAATAAAGTAGGAATACTAAAGTATTTTGAAAACAGAGGATACTATGAGTATTTAATGGATAGACCAGATATGACTCACACAGAGTGGAGTAGAGGAAAGCAAAAGACAAAAGGAATACCTGGATCAGGTGCTGCAGTAATAAATGCTCAAGCAGAGGCTATAGCAACATATATATATGACCACGTTGGTTATAATGCAGACACAGGAGAGATTGGAAGATGTTTTTTTAACACGCTTTTAGATGATTGGAGTAGATTTGAAATAGATAATAGAACAAAGTACGATGCTAGTATATCGTCATCATTGGCTTTACTAGCGTCACAGAAATATATAAAACCTAAAAAAGAAATAAAAAAAGCACACCCTATAGTAAAAAAATATAATGTTAAGGGGATGTATAGTAAAAGAATTAAGGCATGATGTATAATAATACAAAAGATAAGTTAAATGGCTATCCTTCTCCGTTAGCTACGAATGAAGAGAAAGCTGACATTAAGTATGGTCTTGATTACTTTAAGGCTATGTATTATGATCATAGTAAAAATTCAGATGTCTACCATAGAGATAGAAAGATAAGGTATTCTAGAAATAGAGCATACGCTGAGGGTAGTCAAGACATAGGAAAGTATAAAGACCTATTAGATGTACAAGGTGATACTGCTTATCTTAATATAGATTTTACTCCAGTATCAATAATACCAAAGTTTGTTGACGTTATAGTTAATGGTATGGTTAATCAGGAGTACGATATAAAAGCCAAATCTATAGACCCTATAGCTGCAGAAGAAAGATTAAATAAAAAGAAGCAGATGTATGCTGACATGATTACCAAAGACTTTGTAGAAGGTCTAGAAGATCAAACTGGTATACCTCTTGCTCCTAAAGGTTTTGTTGCTAAAAGCTCTGAAGAGATAGATATGTTTATGGCTATAAACTACAAGCAAAATGTAGAGATAGCATTAGAAAAAGCAATAGAATATACTTTAGATATAAACGATTACGATGAAGTTAAAAGATTAATGATTCGTGATTTAGTTGTTTTAGGTTTATGCTCTTCTAAAATTGAGCTATCTCCTTCTAGAGGTGTTACAATTAGACACGTAGATCCTGCTAATCTTATTACTTCATATTCATCAAAGCCTGACTTTAAAAACGTTAGACATGCGGGTGAGATTTACTCAATGACTATAGCTGATCTTAAACAGCAAGCTGGAGATCAGTTTAGTGAAGATGATTATCAGAAGATAGCTAAAGAGTATGCAGGTAAGAATAACAACCCTATGACTTATGGTGATAGAGCTTACTATGACAATGGTAACGAAACTTATGATTATGATAAGTTTAGTGTTAATGTTTTAGATGCTGAGTTTATTACAAGTCACTCTTTAAATTACGAGAAGAAAGAAAATAAGTTTGGTGGTTTTTCTGTAAATAAAAAAGCATCTAACTATAAGGCTCCTAAAAACTCAAAAACTAAAAGAGAGAACATAGGATCTACAGTAAAGGTAGTTTATACTGGTAAGTATATAATAAATACAGATTATATATTTAATTATGGTATGATGGAAAACATGCCTAGATCTAAATCTAATTTATCAGAAACTAATTTATCATATATTATATATCAACCTAATCTTTATAAGATGAAGAGTAAGTCTTTGGTTGATAGAATGATTCCTTTTGCTGATCAGATACAATTAGCTCACCTTAAAATACAACATGTTCTTGCTAAGGCTAGACCTAAGGGTGCAGCCTTTGAGATAGGTTCTTTAGAGAACGTATCAAAAGGTGATGGTGGTACATTTACTCCTTTAGAGCTTCAAGAAATATACGATCAAACTGGTAATATATACTATAGACGTATAGATGATGAGGGTAACATGACAGGTGCAGTACCTATTGCTGAGTTAGAAAATGGTATAGGTAGAGATTTTGGAACTTTAATAAATGTTTATAATCATAATCTACAGATGATTCGTGATGTGACTGGTATTAATGAAGCACGTGATGCTTCTCAGCCATCTAGCGAAGCACTTGTAGGTGTTCAGAAGTTAGCTTTACTAGCATCTAACAACGCTACAAGAGATATAAATGACGCTTACCTAAATGTTACAAAAAGAACTTCTCAGTGTATATCTATGAGAATGCAAGATCTTTTAAATTATAAGGGTCTACATAATATGTATAGTAATGTCATAGGTGACACTGCAATGCACAGCATAGATATGATGAAGAAGATGTCTATACATGAGTTTGGTATAACTCTAGAGGTTGCACCTAGTGAAGAGGAAAGACAAATGATGGAGCAAAACATTCAAGTTTCTTTAGCTCAAAAAGAACTTAGACTTGAAGATGCTATAATGATACGTTCTATTAGAAATATTAAGATGGCTAATCAGATGCTTGTTCTTCGTAGAACTAAATATCAAGAAGAACAGCAAGCTCAAGCAAGACAAGCTTCAGAGCAAAATGCTATGATGCAACAACAGTCATCACAGCAGGCTGCACAGTTAAGACAGCAAGAGATGCAGGCTGAAGTTCAAATGGAGCAAGCACGTATTCAAGCTAAGAATCAGGCAGAGATGCAGTTAAAGCAATTAGAGTTTCAACTAAAAGAACAGTTTGAGCAAGCTCAACATCAACGAAGGTTGAGGGAAATAGAGTTAGGTAATTTAGGTAAAGAAGGTACTGCTTCCATACAGGGAGAGGTTCGTAAAGATATTCAACAACAGTCTGCTATGAATCAATCTCAACTTATAGAACAGAGAAAAGATCGTAGAGGCCCTTTAGGTGAAGAGCAAAACATATCTCAATAGTTTGATATTAATATAAAAAAAATTATATTTGCGAAAATAAAATAAATTAAATTTAAGACAATGGATATAAGAGAAGACTTATTAAGTAAACTTGGTGGAGAGGTTGTTCAACCACAAAACCAACAAAATATTGTAGACTTGACTGGTGATGAAAACCAACCAGCTGAGTCTCAACCTACAACGCAGGAACCTTCCAACGTTGTAGATTTAACACAAGAGAGTTCTTTAAATACTGAGGAGACTAACGTTGATGAATCTGAAGTTAGTCAACAGCAAGAGGGTGAGGAAATCAGTGATGACGAAGTTGTCTTACAATACCTTAGCGAAAAGCTTGGGCGAGACCTAACATCATTTGATGATCTTAACACAACAAGTGAACAAACAGACTATGAAGACTTTGCTAGCGATCAGCTTCGAGTTATCAATGAGTATGTTAAAAACACTGGTCGTACAGTTCAAGATTACCTAAACACTCAAACTGTTGATTTATCCAACGTGTCTGATGATGCAGTCTTAAAGGAGTATCTAAGATTAGATAATCCTAATTTAACTGAAGCTGAGTTAAATGATTACATGGCTACAACATACAAGATGGACAAAGAGGAGTATAACGAGAGACAAATGAACGCTGGTAAGGTCCAGCTCATGAAGGACGCTAAAGCTGCTAGAGACTACTTTAACGAGGTCAAAGAAGAGTATGCTATGCCTACAGAGTCAGAAGATTTTTCTGTATCCCAAGAGGATAGAGAAGAATGGATCGGCACTATGAGTGCTGAGGTTGATGACTTGGATGGTATATCATTCGCTATGAACGATCAGGGTGAAGAGTTTGTTTATCAACTTGATGATGACGCAAGGAATGAAATCAAGGGGTACAACTCAGACCTAGAAAGCTTCTTTGATCAGTATGTAGACGAAGGTGGTAACTGGGACTTTGACAAGCTCAATACAGATATGTATATCTTGAACAATATAGATAAGATTGTTCGAGGTGTCGCTAATCAGTACAGAAGCAAAGGAACAGAAAGCGTAATTAATGAGATTAAGAACCCATCATTTGCACAAGACAAGCAAGATGCACCTCAGAAGCAACAGACAACTCTTGAGATGTTAAGAAAACAAATTTTAGGTTAAAAAAGAAAATTAATTACTTTATTTAAAATTATAAAAAAATGGCAACAGTAAGTTTAGCCTCAGGAATGGTGCCAACACCTTCTAATGTGGCAGTTGCAACTACATCAAACTATGTAGGTACATCAACGTTAATTAACGCTGACCGTACAGATGGTATTCCATTACATAAACGTGATGTAGATGAGCAACTAATTAAGCGATACGGTAATCAAGGGATTACTGGATTAATGGAATTGTTGGGTAATAAAAAAGAAACAACAAACCAAACTTTTGAACACTATGAAGAAACTTTCCTTCACAATCACTTTACAGGTGTTATTGGCGGTGGTTCAGGTGTTGTTAATATAGATGACACTTTTGATGACTTAGCTAATGGTAATGGTAGAGTTGCATTAAGAGTAGGAGATTTAGTTTTAGGTGGATCAGGTTCTATGTACTATGTTTCTGCTGGATCTGGAGATGACTATACTTTAAAAAATCTTTCAGATAATAATACAGCTAGTAATGATGCAGACACAAAGTTTACTATTATTGGTAATGCTTATGCTGAAAGAACAGAGCAGCCAGTTGGTATTACACCTCGTGTAGATCAATACCAAAACAAGTGTCAAATTATTAAAGAATCATTTACTGTTTCAGGATCTGAAGCTACGAATGTTATTTATGTAAAAGTAAGCAACCAAGAATTTGGTACTGGTTACTTATGGTACTTACAAGGTGAGGCTGATACTTACCAAAGATTTATGGACTACTCTGAGCTTGCAATGATTGTGGGTGATGCTGGTGGTGGATCTTTAACTGACGCTTCATCTAACTCTGTTGTAACTACAGAAGGTTTATTAAAGTTTATCGAGAACAAAGGTCAAACTATGGATCTTGGTTCTTCAGCAATTACAATGGCTGACTTTGATGCTGCTGTAAAATCTTTAGATAAACACAGAGGTGCTAAAGAAATGGCTCTTTACGCTGGTATTAACTTATCTTTAGATATTGACGACTTATTAGCTTCACAAGGAGCTTATGCTGCTGGTGGTGCTAACTATGGTACTTTTGCTAACAGCAAAGACATGGCGTTGAATTTAGGCTTTAATTCTTTCCATCGTGGTGGTTACACTTTCCACAAGAAAACTTATGACCTATTTAACCGTCCTGACTTATTAGGTGGTGATGGATTTAAATTCAATGGTTTCGGTATGTGTATCCCTATGGATAATCAAAGAGATCCACGATCAGGAGAAAGCATTCCTTCTTTACGTATGCGATACAAAGCTGCGAATGGTTACTCTCGTGAGATGGAGCACTGGTTAACTGGATCTGCGGTTCTACAAAACAGAACTAACGAGAAAGACGAGTTGCGATCTCACTACCGTACTGAACGTGGTTTTGAAGGATTTGCTCCTAACCGTTTCTTATTGTTCAAAAAATCATAATTATTAATATATAAAGACATAAGAAAATGGAGAAATATTTTTATTTTAGAAAAGATGCTACTACAGCTAATGATGATGATCAAGTAAATGGATCTAACTTAGTTAAGGTATCAGATCTTATTAGTATGGAAGCCACAGGAAACACTAGTTTAGTTTTAAGATTCCATCCTCGTATGAACGCTTTTGCTGCTGGTGGTAATGCTGCTGCTGATGCTGATAATCTTACGGATACTTTAACATTGACTGTTGGTACTAATGCACAGAGAACTGTTATTGAAACTATTTGTGCTGCTATTGCTAAACCAATGATTGCAGGTGCACCAAACTTAATTGTTTTGTTTGATGCAAATTCAAAAGATGGATTAGATGGTATTACAGATGTTGTTACTGCTGTAGCTGCTGCTCAAGCTTAATAGCTAACAACTATTAATTATATTACTGGAAGGGGCTTGTCCCCTTCCTTTTATAAAACTTTAAGTTAATTTTAGAAAATAATTATTATGACACCAACAAAAACACGTAAGGCTGTTACGCCTCCTACGTCCACTAAGGTCGAAGCTAAAGCTCCCGTAGTAGAAAAAAAATTCACTCCTCAATTTACTAATAGAAAACAAGAGTTTAAACCTACTGTTTACGAATTAATATCAAAAGCAAAAAGAAAAAATGGTATGCCACAGTATCCTATAGTTTCTTTATTGAAGGCTGAAGATATTATTTTTGACCCTACAACTGGTGAGAATAGAAAAATTAGATATGTTCCTGGTGAGACATCTATATTTGCTGATGAACAGCCAGAAACTGCTAGAATGAGAGAGCCTATTGCTTTTAATAATGGTTATCTTTTTGTAGATCATACTAATCCTACTCTTAAAAAATATTTAGATACTTGCAACGCTAATGGTAGCAATCCACATAGAATAAAGTCTAAAAATATCATGTTTAAAATAAGGGATAATGAAAAATCTGCTAAAGATAAAATATCAAAGGTTAATGATACCATGGATGCTGTTCAAGCTGCCCTTAAAATGCCTTTAAATGAGCTTGTAGGATATGCTAAGGTTCTAGGTGTAAACACTGATAAGAGTGTTGATGAAATTCGTTGGGATATGAAAATACAAGCAGAGAATAATCCTAAAGGTTTCTTAGCTGGTATGAATGATCCTAGAACAGAAATGAAGCAATTATTATTAATGGCTCAAGAGTCAGGAATAATAAGAATGGATAAAAAAGCTATTACTTGGGTATCTTCAGGAAATACAATTTGTGTTCCTGCTATAGGAACTAAACCTATTGACAGAATGGTAGACTTTTGTTCTGAAGGTGAGGGAGAACAGATATATGCTGAGATAGAACGTAGGCTACAAGCCCTTAATGGATAATACATTAAGACTATATATATAGAAGGGGGACTTAACGGTCTCCCTTTTTTTGATATACGGATTTATTTCGTACTTTTGCTAGGGAATAAAATACACAATAATGACGATTGATGAAGTATATAAGCTAGTTCAGGTGTTTGCAAATAAGGAGCAGAGAGGGTTTATAAGTCCGTCTGACTTCAACCTTTTAGCAAAGCAAGCTGAACTTGAGCTATACAATAAACGACTTTCTATAATAAAGCAAAAATCACCTACAAGAAAATCTCAAGGATTATACGCAGAAAATTTAGCTCCAGAGCTGGCAAGACAAGATATAGCTACTTTTTTAACTAGATCTGATATGAATGTAACTACTAAGACAATTCCATATTTAGGTGTAACTGTAGCTGTAACTTCTGATTATGTAGAATCTATGTTTATTAATGTAGATGAGCATCATGACATCTCAACTAATATTCCTGTAGATATTGTAGAGCCAAAAGATATAAATCAAATACTCAGAAGTAGTTTAGTGAAACCATCCATGGAGTATCCTATAGCTTTACTTGGATCAGAAGGTGGGACGTCAAAAGTATTTAGTGTGTTTCCTGATACTATAACTAAAGTTATAGCTTACCATTACATAAACACTAACACTCCAAAATGGAGTTACGTTACTGTAGCGGGTAAGCCTGTTCATGATTCTTCGTCATCAAATGGATTTAAAATATCTAACAGATGTCATGGAGAGATTGTAGTAAAGATATTAGAATATTTAGGAGTTTCAATTAGAGAGGCTGATGTTGTTCAGTACGCACAGGCTAGTGAGATAAAAGCAGATAGTTAATTATGGCAATAGATTACACAAGTATAGACGAGGTCGTAAATGACTTTCAGTTAATGATGGATGACACGTCTTATGATAAAGACGCAGAAATTTATCAATTAAGATTATTAGCACTTCAAGGGTTAAGAGAGCTTAAGTTTGATGCAGAACAGGAGGTTAAAATAGATGAATTATTTGTAAACTCTAGCACTCTTCAATGTACTTTACCTAGTGATTTTGTTAAACTATTAAGGGTTGGGTATAAAAACAGTGCTGATGAGTTTGTATCTTTGGGTTATAAGTCTAATTTATCTTTAGATGCTCGTGTAACATCTCAAATAAGTGAAGACCCTTATGATGAGAACAATCCTTATTTTCACACTGACATGGGTAGAAAATATGGTGTAGGTGGTGGACAAAACGCTTTAGGATATTATAGATTAAATAGAAATCTTAATAGTATATCTTTTTCCTCAGAACTTGCTGGTAAAACAGTATTTGTAGAGTACATTTCTGATGGTATAGGCTCTACTCAACCAAGAGATCATGTTATTGAGCTTACATTTAACAAGTCCTCACTTACTGCCTCTGGTGCAATTGTTTCTGGAGCTATATTAAAAACACCAAAACCTGATGGTACTGGTGTTCATGAATTTACTTTTACAACTGGTTCTCCGTCAAGCTCTAGTCTTATTCAAATTGGTCCGAATGATTCTAGTCCTATTGTAGCAGAAAAATTTTCTACTGTCATAAATGAAGGTTATCCTAATTTAGGTATATCACCTGTAGACACTAGAATAACAGCATCTCAAAATACAAGCTCAAACATAGTTACTTTAACGTATAAAAATATAATTGTAAATCCTCTTTCTCTTGAAAATTTAACTTTTGCAATTAATACAGATCAAGATGTAGTAGTATCTGATGAAGTAACTATTACAGGTGTCAAAGTATTAGCTGATTCAGGTGGAGTTCCTATAGAAGCTAAATTAATTCAAAAAGGTGTTATAGGGGAGGGTCCTAGAGTTCACAAATTTTGTGAGGAGGCTCTTCGTTGCTACATATATTACAAATACATTCAAAGAAAACGTGGCGTTCCTGCTAACGAAAAACAAATGGCTAAGAGAGCATATTACAACGAGAAAAGATTAGCTAGAGCTAGAATGATGAACTTTAATAAAGAGGCTGCTATGCAGATTTCTAGAAAAGCATTTAAGCAATCTCCTAAGATATAATTTACAATGGCACAAGACAAGAAAGTTTTTACAGGTGGGATGGATAAAGATTCTGATCCTCGCTTGATCAAACAAGGTGATTACAGAGATGCTTTAAATATAAGAAGTGTATCATCATCAGATTCTACAGCAGGTTCTGTTGAAAACATAGAAGGTAATACCTTAGTTCCTTATAATTTTATTACTGAAAATAATGAGTATGTAAATGTAGAATCAGGTATAGGTGTCAACGGTACAGGTGTTAGTATAGATGATGTTCAGCCTGATCTTGTAAATCTATCTCAAACTATTGTGTTTTCAGGAACAGAGTCAATAAACTATTTCTCTAATTTTACAATAGGTTATGAGAGTGATGAATCTTCTGATCCTGTTTTTATATCTACATCTTTTACAACATGGTTTGGTAGTGCACAGTTAACTAATACCTCGCAGACACTTTATGATAAGTTTGGACCAGGAGGTCCTTTATCTTCTTTTAGCGTAGTAGATCTTATTACAGGTCTTCCTATAAACATAAATGCTTCAGTAGATTTTCTTCCTGGTGATTTATTTGATGGATCAAATAGTTTTTCAATAACATTTACATCTAGTCAGCCTGGTGCTTCTTTTAATTTAATTATAAAAAGCACTTTCTCAAACACAGACTATCCTCAAGGAGAATACGATATAGGGGAAGATTACAGTGATCTTAATAATTACTATATTGGGCAAAACACTATTATTAATGGTTCTACTGGATTTTCTCAATCTGATAATGACACTAATGTAGATGATGATGGAACTACGTTTGGCCCTGGTCCTGCGGATGGTGTAGGATCAACAGTATATGAATTTAACGTTGATGGTGAGCAAGGAACAACTACTCCTGGTGATCCTGAAAATAATGTTAATATGTATTCTTATGATCAAACTGCTGGAGATGGACTATCTACTGATGATTATATTATAACAGAAGTTTTAAATTTAACTGAGTCAATTGATAAATTTAACAGTGGTGGTGAGTTTGAGTTTGGTCCATCTCAAGATAGTATATCTCAATTTCTTGTTGACGCTATATCTAATGATAAATTTGGAGAGGTAATAATAGAAGGTAGTAATGGTAGTACCACTGAGCTATCAAGTATTACAACTAACTTTGTTAAAACTACAAGTCTTGGTGGTAAGTCTTCTAACTTAGGTAGAAACAACCCAGATGCTGTTCCATACTCTCAGTTAGAATTTTATTTTAATAGTGAAGAAGTTTCAGAGGGTGATGGTTTTAGCATTAATCAAGGTACTTTAACTTTTAGTGGGGAAGAGGTAAAAGCTGTAAACACTTACAGTCTTAGTGCAAATATAATAGAAGGTAAAAACTTTAAGTTAGATTTAACGGTATCAGGATTACCATCTGGCAATAGCTTTACTGTTAATGTAGGTAATGACACTTTTGGTACAATAAGTGCTGACGGGTCTCATAGTATATTTATAAACGACCCTAACAATTCTTCTGTTATATTTTTACAATTTGATAAAGATTTTACATCTTCTGACACCCTTACCTTAACAAATGTTAGATTATTTTTAGAAAACGAACAGGTAGATAGACTAACTGTAAGGTTAGCTTCTCCAAACTTTACAAGGTTTAAGTTAGCATTTGCATCAAGTGAGACTGAGCTAAGAAACGACTTAGTAGCTGGTAGTCCAGTCACTAGTTTATCATCTTGGTATAGTGGTACTGGAATAGAACTTATTAATAAATCTGCTGGAACAACTGATTTATCTTCAGTTAGTGACGATTATCAAGAGTTATTATTAGAACTGCAAGAAGCTGAGAATACAATACGTTTGTTGCGGGCTCAAATAAATTCAATAACAGATACATATAATAATCAAATAAGTATATTGGAGCAACAATTAGCTGTGGCTAATTCAAATTTAGCTCAAGTTGAGATTGAATTGGCTAATGCAATTCATGCTGAAGATACACTTAGACGTGAGAATGAAACACTTAGACAGTCTCAAAGACAATTGCAAAATGTTATTGCAACTTTTATAGACCAAGCAATAGATCCAAAGCCAGAAATACTTGTTAATCTTTATGCTGGAAACATAGATACTATCAAGGAGTCACTTAATTTAATAGCTGCAGATTTAGTTAACCTAACTACAACTACTATTGTTAACTCTGAGCTTCAAGATAAAGTAAATGATTTGACAGCAGATAATGCAAATTTACAAGCTCAGTTAGAGGAGTTATCGAATATAATTATTACCGAAAATGACACAGATATAAGTTTAATTCAAGCTGCAACTGAACTTAAAAATAAAAATACTCAATTAGATGAAGAACTTTCTACTCTTCAAAACAACATAAATATTGTATTGTTTGGTGATGCAGATGATCTAAATAATGCAGGTGGTTTGTATAGTGAATTAGGATTCCCAGTTTCTCAATCTGAATTTACTTTAACCAGTCTTGCTACTTTAATTTCTAGTACTCTTTCTGCTCAACAATCCTCTTATGAATCACAAATTGATATTCTTAATGTTGATTTAAGTAATGCTCAATCTTTAGCAACTTCTGCAGAACTTTCTGCTGCCTTTGCAGAAGGTGCTGCTTCAGTAGACATTACTTCAGATAACGCAATTTTAGCTGCTGCTGCCTTTGCAGATGGTGTTGCTTCAGTTCCAGTTATCACTCAAGAAAATTTTGATACTGCTATAGAACTTGCTAATGCTGATGTTTTATTTGCACAAGAAGCTGTAGTTAACACCCAACAAGCTTTAGATGATGCTCAGGCAGCACTGGATGCTGGTATTGAAGATTTTGGTGACACTAATGTTGGTCCTATGCCTGGTCTTAGGTTAGCAGTAGATAACGCTATTGCTAACCTTGCAGCTGCTGAGTTACAAGTTAATATAAACCAAGCTTTTTTTAATGGTGTTCAATCAATAACAGCGGATGATGGGATTAGTCAATCTGATGTTGAAGCTGCTTATTTAGAGGGTGTAGCTTCAGTAATTCCTGATGATGGTATAACGCAGGATGATGTAGATGCTGCTGTTGCTAATGCTGCTGAGGCTGTTGCTGCTGCTGAAGCTGCTGCTGCTGCTGCTGAGGAAGCAAAGGTGTTAGCTCAAGGTGAATTGGCTAATACACAAATTT